GGTACTAAAGCAGTTAAAATGCTTTGTAGGGTTAATTCTTGCCCTGAAAGTAATAAGGCTGCTAAAACGCTTTGTAAAGTTGTTTCTGTACTAAAATCCTTTGCGTTTAGTGTTGTTAGTTCTGCAATTTCAAGTACTTGATTTGCGGCCGTAGCGTCCCCACCAGCGGGCAAATTTTGAATAGCTAATAATAAAGCTTGTAAGGTTGTTTCTGTACTAAAGTCAACTAAATTTAAGTTTTGTAATTGAGTTAAAACACTACCTAATGTAGTTTCTGTACTCAATCCACTTAAAGCCGTTATAACAGCCTGCAAAGAGGTTTCTTTTGCAACTGTTTGTAATGTTGTTTCTTGTGCTAATCCTGTACCTAAAGCAGTTAAAATACTTTGCAAAGTACTATCTAATGCAATTCCACTCAAAGCCGTTAAAACAAGCTGCAAAGTAGATTCTAGGGCATAATTACCACCACTACCATTAATAGCAGTTAAAATGTCTTGTAAAGTCGCTTCTTTCCCTAATTGAGAAAGTGGAGTATCAAGAAATAAAGTATTATTGCGTATTTCTACTAATAATTGTGAACTTACTCCTAAAGCTGCCAAAAGGTCGCAAACTGTACAAATGTCATTTGGATTATTTGAACCTAAACATTGAATACTTTCGCTTGTTTCGGGTGTTGTTGAAATGATTCTTTCAAACTCAAAACATGTGTAAGTTTGATAAGTGAAAATTTCACCATCCGGCAAAGTTAATTGAAATTTAACTAAACCTTGAGAATTAAACCAACTTGCAGGAAAAACAATAGGGTCACCAATTAAAAACTGTAATCCACCGTTTTTATTGTCTTGACCCTCTTGAATGTAAGATAAAATATGTAAACCGTCTTGAGTTGCTAAAACGGGGGTATCATTGAGTATAAATTCAAAATTGCAACAATTTGGAGAACACCCCAAATCAAAACAATTACATAATTCGCATGTTGCCATATTGTAGATTTTCTGCAAATTTAATAATTATTTTTTGCTAATCTAAATTATTTATTTGTAAGTAGAACAAAATTAAAGCTTACAAATGAAAATGGTAATAAGTAAATAAATGAATAATCGTAAGTAAGTGCAATGATTATAAAGAAAATAAAACTTATCCAAACTGACATGCAATATAAACAGTAACCCAAAGGATAAAATAAAACATGTTTTGAGCCTTTCTCAATCCAATATTCACTAGAATTTAACTTTATTTCATTCTCATAAATTAAAAGCTTATAATATCCAATTTTACTTGAATATTCATTGAATTTAGTATTATATTCTATTTCATGTATATTGTCTTTGTCGCAAACTACACAATCATTAACTTTAATATCATTTGAACTATCAATATTTAAGTTAATTATCAAATTTTCATAGTGTTTCAATGAATCTTTGAATTCTAAAATACTATTTTTCAATTCTTTATAATGCTTAAAATGTATCAATTTTGATAAAAAAGGCAAATAAAACTTAAAGATTGAACCTTCTTGAAAACAAAAATTAAGTAAGTTTGACAAACCAGCAGACGCAAAAGCGTAAAATGTTAATATTAGATATAAATTCATGTTTTTTTTGCAAAGTTAATGTTTTATTTGATAAAAGAAAATTAAAAATTATTTAACTAATAATCAATTAGTTACGCAAAACTTGTAAAAATATTTTACAAGTTTTGCGTTTTGTATTACTAAATCATTTATCTTTGTGATGTCAAAAGCAACAAGGCTAAGACTTAATATTTTTTTTATGACTCGATTAGAACAATTTCATTCAGATGTTAAAGAAACTACACTTAATTGCATTCGTAATAAGTCAAATGGTGCTAAAATACTATCAGTTGAATTATGCAATGATTTACAAGAATCTCAATTTACTTGGGCTTGGGAAAAATCTAATTGCGTTACTGGATTAGAAAAAGACTATATTAAATCAATAGGTTATGAAATTTGCAAAAAGAAAGATGCAAATTCTTTAATTTATATTGGTGAAAAATCAATAGATCATGGAGATTTTATTAAAGAAAAAACCAAACATTATTGGTTAAAGAAAATATAAATAATAAAAGCCGTTAGAATAAATCCTAACGGCTTTTTTCAAATACAATTTTCATCATTACAATCAAAATAAAATTCTATTTCATAATCAATTGCACCTATACCAGTTTTTGCGTCCTTAAATAAATCATTTTCTTTTAATACAAACTCTTCTTTAATCAAAACATCATGCATTGTTTTAACTTCTTTTAGCTTAATAGCTGTTATGTTGTTTATTTTTATGTTATTAAGCATTTGTACTAACTTATGCCCTAATTGATAAATATCTTTATTTTTACCAATTAAAACCGTTCTAATCTTTGCACTTGCTAAGAAAATAGATTGATTTGAAGTAAATTTAGGTTTTTCAATGAATCTAATCTCATCTAAATATCTAGTATACATAGAATAAGTTAAAACATCAAAACTTACTGATTTTTCTTTAGAATCAATTGAAACTAAAATATCTTTCTCAAATTCAAGTTCTAAAGGTCTTTCAACTTCAGGAAACTTTAATTTAATAGCTTGGTTTATTTCTTTTAATGCTGTTTTCGAATTCATAATACAAAGGTAGTTAAAATATTTGATAAAAGAAAAATAAAAATTATTCTCATTGATTTTCAACAAGTTACACAAAACTTGTAAAAATATTTTACAAGTTTTGTAAATCGTATTACTAAACCCACTATATTTGTGATGTCAAAAGCAATGTAGCTAAGACTTAAAGAAATAAGAAAATGAAATTAGATTTAACAATGTTCGCATCAAACAACAAAGTAAGCAAAAATGAATTTGCACAAATTGAAAAAAGCATGGAAAAGAAATACAATGCTTTATTCTCAAATGGTAAAAATAAAGTTCATCAATTAGTTAAATTTACAATTGGTAAATTTGAATATGTAACTACAATTGAAGCTTTTGAAATATTAATTGAAAGAAAATTAGTTACAAAAGATTCTTTAATTTCAAAATTCAATGCAAATATTTTATATTTTGAATCAAACCAAAAAGATCAAATTTATTGTGCAAATAACATTAACAAAAAGGAATTAAAAGATTTTAGAGACTTAGGAAATTCACAATACAAAATAGTTAAGTAATGAAAAATAAAACATATACAATAGTTAATTTTGATAGACAAAATCCATCATTAACTATTATAAAAAAAGATAAAAGTTTTTTTAATGAAATAGATATTTTTGATATAGCTAATTTTAAATTTAATAAATGGTCTAATTGCTTATTTTATAGACCTTTAGAATTTAATAAGTTATATTGTAATGATGGAGATTTTACAGATGGATTCAAACTAATAGATATTAGAAACGATAAACTTGTAAAATTAATAGAGACTAGAGATGATATAATTAAAAATAAATTATTTCTATTGCTTTATGAATTAAAATGTATTAGACAAGCTTATTTTAATAGTTAAAAAATGGTTTACGGTTATATAAGAGTTTCAACAGATAAGCAAGAAGTAGAGGGACAAAAGATAGGAATCATTGAAAAAGCTACTTCTTTAGGATTAGAAATTAACACTTGGATTTCTGATGATGGTATTTCAGGAACAAAAGAACCTGAAGAAAGACAACTAGGTAAATTGCTAAAGAAAATAAAACCTAAAGATGTTATTATTGCTTCTGAAATTTCAAGGCTTGGACGCTCTTTATTTATGGTTATGCGAATTCTAGAACACTGTATGAAGCATGAATGTCAAGTTTATACAGTTAAGGATGGTTACGAATTAGGTAATAATATTCAAAGTAAAGTAATGGCTTTTGCATTTGGATTAGCCGCTGAAATTGAAAGAGATATGATTTCAAAAAGAACTAAAGAGGGCTTAGCGAAAAGAAAATCAGATGGTGTTGTTTTGGGTAGACCTTTAGGTAATAAGTCTAAGAGTACTAAATGTGATCCATTAAAAGCAAAAATACAATCATTTCTAAATAAAAAACTTTCATACTCTGCAATTGGTAGACTTTTGAAAATAAACAGATTAACAATTTCAAAATATTGTATTGATAATAATATGGTTGAAAAAGTTGTAAAACCTAAAAAGAAAGAGAAAAACTTGAATTTAGATATTATGTTTGAAGATAAAGTTATACTTTCAATTTATAAAAAGGAATTTAGTATAATATCTATTGCAAAACATTATGATTGTACACAACATGCTATTCAAGGATATTTAAAAAGAAATCCCGACTTAAAAATAAAAATGCAAGAAATAGCAGATAAACAAAGAGAAAATAATCCACCAAAACCAAAATATTAAAAAAAATAAAAGCCGTTAGAATCAATTCTAACGGCTTAAAAATTTTATGACAATACTAAGTTACTTTTTATTTTTCAACGCCTTAGCAGCCTCTATTTGTGCATACATAGCATTCTTTTCCCCTTGTGGTGCTAACATGTTGCTAGGTTTGTTATTTTCAACTACAACCGTTTGTTTATTCGTTTGAGTCGTTTGCGTTGGTGTGCTTACAGGTGGGTTTTTAGGGTCGTTTGAAACACCTTGTTTTAATAGTTTATCCGCCTCCAATTCTTTCAAAAATGCCATCTTTGGAGTTACTGGTTTTGCACCATCATAAACTTTACCATCTCCACTTTTATCCCATAATTCAAATTCCCCATCTTTTGATTGTAGAACATCATATTTTTCATTTAATGTTCTATAATACAAATCAAAATACTTTTCTTCAAAAGCTTCGTTAGACATTGCACCAAATTCAACACCTTTAAGCAAATGTTTTTTAAGTTTTTCCTTAAATTTTTCTTGTTTAATGTGATTTTCTGCTGTTTGTTTTTGCAAAGGTATTTCAACCTCTTTCAATTGCTTAATTTCATCTTCTAACTTTGCATATTGAATTTTCATGTTTTTTAACTCAACCTTCGCTTCAGTATCTGTTAAATTAGCATACTTCTCACTCACTGACTTTTCATAAGCCTTTTTACTTTCTAATAATAATTCAGGCCATTCTTTGCCTTCGTCCTCAACATTCAATCCAAATTCTTTAATTAAAGATTTCTTGTTTTTTTCTTGAACTTCTTTTCTAGTTTCATTTTTGATCTTTCCACCGTAGTCTTTATGATTTTTGAAAAGTTCAAACTGTCCACCTAAAAACACTTGCGCTAAATTGCCAGAATCTGCATTAGGATCGTCTGACATAATAGCATTAATAGTTGCATCATCAAATCCTAAGTTAAATAATACTTCTTTTGCTTTTTTACTCATGTTATTTATTTATTAATCAATTTTAATTTCTGGTTCAATTGCTTCTTTTTTTTCAGCCTTTTTTGGCTTTTCAGGTTCAATAGTTTTTTCAACTACCTTTTCAACTTCCTTAACTATTTCATATTGTGGTAATTGTCCCTTTGTTTGATTCAAAAGGTTAATACAAAATTGTTCTTCAAATTCTGTAATTCTACCACTTTTCAAGTGTTTTAATTTTACTAACTTTGCCATTTTTATAAATTTATTCAATAATTATCCAATCTTTTGCAAGAAAATCTTGCGGTTCTGGTTTCCAACCTTGTATATTATTATCAATATCAACAATCGCAAATTGATTATCATATTTTATACTTTTAGATTCTCTTTTTGCAAACTCATCTTTAACAGATTGAGGCAAAGATTGCATTTTTGGAATAATATCACTAGATATTTCACTTGGAACTTGTCTAAAAATAAACGTTCCTTCTGGATGTATTGAACGTTTAACTATTTTACTATTCAAAAGAGCCTCAATGGCTTGTGTATAATCTACTTTTTTCATTTTTTTTATTATTATAAACTGTTTAACATATCTAACATTTCTTGTTGTGGGTAAATATCAATTTTATCACTTCTAAAATTACAATGATTCCAAACCCCACTTTTACCACTTAAAGCATCATTTGATAACTCAAACCAACTCCAATCATAAGTTTTATGCAATTCAATTGAGTGTTTTTCTGCTAATTCTAGCAATAGTTTTTTTGTTGAATTAATTTGATTATCTGTATATTTTTGAAAATATTGTTTACCTCTTATTTTTTTGCCTAAGTCGCAAACATCATTTGAATTTACTATTGTACCAGCATAACTAAAAAAGTTATTACCTGACTTATTCAAGTAACCCCAATTACAAATTTCAATTCCAATACATTTTGAATCTAAAATAACCCCGTTTTTATCTCTATTTGAGAATCCATTTGAAAATTTAGGGTCTACTCCTAAATGCCATTGCCAATTTTCGGAAGGGTGCGCCTCAACTATTTCCCCGTCCTTTTTACCATCTTTACCCCCTATAACAAAGGCTGTGCCCGTTGAATTAATATCAGTTAACCACCAATCAATGGTATTTTTAGCACTTGCGGGCCCTGCTGTATGGTGTAAACAAATTTGATTCTTATTATTGATTGATTTGTAATAATCATTTGTATGATAAACCAAGTCAACGCAATTCAAAGAACCTTTTTTTACTTCTATTCTTTTACCTAAAACTAATAAATTATAGGTTTGTTCTCCTACAATTCCATCGACTTCTAAATTATTTAATTCCTGAAATTGAATAACAGCCTTTTCGGTATCATTACCAAATTGAGAATCAGCATCAATATTGATACCTGACTTTTTTAATGCTAGTTGTATTTCTAAAACTTTAGGTCCTATTGCACCTTTTTGAATGGGTATCATTTTCTATTCTTATTACAAGTTGAACAACCTCCAGTTTTTGGAGTTGTATTTATTTTTTGTGATGGTTGTGTTACTTTTGGTTTTTGAATGAAAACCATCGGTTTTATTACATTTTTTGCCATATTTTTAATTATAAAGAATAACCATATTTTAAGCCTCTACATATCAAACAATTATCACTAATTTTATTGAGAAAGTTTTTTAGTGATTCGTTGAAAATGTCCCATTGTTTTTGATATTCAACTTCGTAATTTTCAATTAAATACAAACATTTATCTTTGTTATAAATTGTATGTTCGTTTAATCTGTCACTTGTTAAATATTCTTTGAAAAATAGAATTCCAAACTTATATAAATAAACATATTTTAGATTAGTTTGATTTGCAAGTAAACAGTAAATATTATCATAGTTGCAAACCGTTGTAATAACGGCCTCAATACCGTATATTTTAGAGTCTTCTGTTACTCCATTCCACCCTTTAACGGTTAAATTACAATCATTTATTTTGTAACCCTTATTTCCACCGCAAGACTTACAACCGTTTATACTTGGTAAATCTCCAGTGTATGAGTTGATTTGTCCAAAAGTGTCTTCAATTAGAATAAATAAACTATCAGTTTTTGCAGTGTAATTAATTGTTATTTCATTTTCTACATTTGCGACTAGGGTAACTAAAACGGGGGTTGTTTCAAATCCATCTACAATTAAAATATTAGTTGTAATGTTATTGTTAACTTTTATTTTGATAGTTGGAATGTATATTTTTTGAATGTATGCAGCATCTTTGCGAATGCTTAACCCTCTATTTTGTGCAATTGCATTATTTTGATAGTCTGAAAATAAACCGTAAGGTATAAACTCATTGAATTGAGAAACAATAAAGTTATTTTGAACTTTACCTAAAAAATCATTATTAGATTGAGTTATAGCGTATTCAATTTGTTTGTTAATGAATTCAACGGCTGTTTGATCTTTAGGTGTTATTTTTGATGCTGATTCAATATTAAAGCCGTGTAATTGATTCAAATCAAGTTGAAATGAATTATTACCGCATCCTTTGAATCCAAGTATATTTTTTAAGCAATTAATTAACATGATGCAAATATAGTAAAAAATAATTTAGATAAACAAAAAAAATATTTTCGAGTATTTTATAAAAATTATTATCATTGATTTTCAGATAGTTAAACAAGTTTTGTAAATTTATTTTACAATTTTTGTAAATCGTATTACTAAAAGATGTAATTTTGTAACAAGAAATTAAAAAGAAAATAAAATGGAAAAGTTAACATTAGAAATTGTAGAAAACTGGAATCTTTCAGTTTATGAAACATTAAAAGAACTTGAAAAATTACAAAACGAAAAGCCTCAAAAACCAATTGAACCCAAATTAAAAGAAAATCATAATCATATTGAAATTCTAGAATATGCTAATGATTTTGGTTCTTATAATGAGAAATTAGATAAATATAATAAAGAGTTGGAAAATTGGAAAGAAAGATACCAATATATTGAAAACTTAATTGAAATTTTTATTAAAAAACACTCAAATATTGAAATAGTTCCTGAAAAGTATAGAGAAAAACTATGGAATTATATTTATAATGATAATTACAGTTATGGAATGTTTCAAGTTTATCTTAAATTAAATGAGTTGATTGAGATTTTTGAATAAAAATCATGAGAATAGAATTAATTTCATTAGATAATGGTAGTTGTGAGAATGATAATTTTATGATTTATGCAGACTACAACCCAAAAAATAAAACATTCAATAAACGTTTTGGTAAAATATCACTAGAAAACTTTTTAGAATGTTTTGATAACTTTGAAAAAGTTTGGAATCAATTAGAAAATGGAAAGTATGAGTTTGAAGTTCCAAAAAAGATTCTAAAAGAAAAATGTCATAAATTATTTTAGTTATTATTTCACAGAGGGGCGTTAATGTCCCTCTGTTAGTTTACTTAAAATATCTATTCAACACTTCAACAACATGTGAATTAATTATCTTTGTCGCTGATTCCCTCTCTTTTTTCGTACTCTCAAATATTGTTTTATTAAATCTATCCTCGTTTCCTTCTGCTTTGTCAACTTCACTAACACTATCATTTGAGTTTTCCATTATCTTAATAAAAAATTTGTCACCTTGTCTAAAGCTTTTTACAGATTGCATTAATGAACCTGACAAATTTAAGTCTACAAAGTTTACTTGTCTACCCAAATATTGACGTAAACCAGCATAACCATTATCAAACTTGATACCTTTTGCAGGTTTTTTCTTGAAAAATTGACTAGGAGAAAAAAAACTTTCTTTAGTTGAATAGTTCCCTATTTTATTATTATCTGAATCCTGCCCGTCCTTAAAAATACGATTTTTCATAATTCCTAACATTTCAGAAACTCCAACCGTTTTTAATTCAATTTCTATTTGTTTCATATCACTAATAAGGTTTTCCACATTAGTGATATGATCTTTTAACTTTGCCATTATATTTCGTAACTAAATTCGGGACTTTCTTGAAAATTACCACACTCATCATACCAAATTATCTTAAAGAAATATAAATCTGGTATTGGATAATCATAATCAAACATATTAACTAAAGAAGGTGTTCCGTTACTTTGAATCATATTCCACGCACTCAAAGAATCTCTAACATATAAATCGTAATTTACAATTCCTATTATACTTAAAAAAGATGTTGTTACTTCTAAATCTCCCCTTATTAGTTGAAATGTCATATTATCAAATACTACATTACATACTGGCAAAATAGGTTCGCAAATTTCTTTAGTTTTTTCAATATAACTTTCAACACAAAGTGGAATTCCATAATCAGAATCACTATTTGAGTGTGAAAAGTTCCACAAATCGCAAGGGTTTGTCAATAAACCGCTATTATTACAAATAGTTTTTAAGGGTAATTCAACGCTTCCTGAATGTGAACCACTATCAGTTACAATTGAATTATTATCAAAAATAAATGATAAACCATTTGTAAAGTAGTTAAAAGTCCCTTGATCCTCAATGTAATTCAAATCAATTACACCCCCTGACATGTCTCTTAAAACAGCATTAACACGGTATTGAATACCAACATTCAAATCAGTTGAGTTTATTGATGCTCTTTCATCTAATAATCCTGAACTTTGAGCCGTAAAAATAGGGTCGCTATCTGCTAAAATATAAGGAAGTGGAGCCCCTACAACTAACACATTAACATTTGAATAACGTGCACTTGAATGATTATAAGTTTTAACATCTAACGACCATAAAGGAGGGGGTGAAACTGTAAAACTAGCAGTTGCAAGTATTTGTAATGTCATAGGATCACAATATTGAGTCAAAGGCAAAAAGCTACTATTTTGAGCCTCTAAAGTCAAATCATTAGTTCTTATTTCTAATTCAGCATTGAAAGTGTAAATTTCATTACTTCTTGTTATATGAGTAATTTCTAAAATTATAGTTTTACCCTCCCAATTTTGATTTCCTGTTGGAATATTTAATATTGTATTATTGCTTAAATCAATTGTTTGTATATTTTTTATATGTGATTCGTAACGTATTCTAAATTGTTGGTATAAAAACCAATCAAAAGGGGCACTATTTTGAAAATATAAAGTATCAAATTTACTTTGAGCTAAAACTCCACTTGTAAAATCTGGTAATTCAGTGCCTAAAAATATAGCTGGTAAATTACCAACATTTGAATTATTATACTCTTTTGAATAAACTATGTGTCTAAATCCTAATTCTTCATAATACATTTTTATTTGTATTATTTTTACTTCTTTATAAAAGTCTTTACCCGTTACTATATTGTAACCATTTGCACCTATTGAAGGATTTAATTCTAGTTTGAACCCAAATTTATCATGTAAACTTGTAATAGATTTTGCACCTAAAAAGTTAGTTTCACTTAACCAAGCAAATTTAATTTGAGGCCTACCATCGTGCTCAGGATAAGTTTTTATTGTAATTGCATCACTTACAAAAGAATAACCGTTTTCAGTCATTGCAGCACCATGACAATAAATATTTACTATGATTCTATAAGTTGAATTTGGGTCCAATAAACTTGCATCCAAATCAAAAGTAATTTGATCACTTGTTATTCCAACACTTGAAGTATAAGCATTTGCATAAACAGCGTTTGAAAGCGGGTTTATTTGAGTGTCTAAATATTCAAAGTTTGGTATTTGTGCAAAGTTTGGCACGGGGTCGGCTGTCGAACCTAAACAAATTTGTTTTAAGTTTTGAGAATAAGTAACATTTGATTGATACAATTCAGATTCATTAATAATTTGAACTATGATGTAAGTTAATGCTGTTGTATCTGCCCTTGTAAAATTAAACTCAATATTTGAAACTCCAACATTGAAGTAAGAATAAGGATTTCCGCCCCTTTTAACTACGATTGAACCATTATAAACACTACCATCGACTCCAGTAGTTGGATTGTAAAAACCATGCTTAAAAGCGGGTGCACCTAATGTATTAACACTATTTTGATAGTTTGCTTTAATAAAATGATTTGTGTTTGTTGTTGTTTCAACAAACCAAATAGCACAAACCATATCTTTTGCAGCACTATAAACACTTTGTCCTGAGTTATCAAATTTCAGTGAATTAACACTATTATTATAACTTAATTGTCTAATTGTTTGAACAACATTTGTTAAATAACTGTTATTATCTTCTGTCATTTGCCACCATAGATTTACAGTTATTTTAACATTGCCCGCATTATTTGAAAGTGTTACTTTCATTTTGCACTTATTAAATTCTATTCCTGAAATTGGAACGTCGTAGGGTGTACCTAAAACGGTGCTAACATTGTAAGAATAGTAATAATAAGGCTGGTTAATTGCACTTGTATTAGTTAATGTATTATCTCCAATGGATAGGAAAAAAGCAGGTTTAATATAAATATCACCATAAGTTCCTATTGGAATATCAGAATCTATTTGAATTTCTCCAATCATTAACCCACTTATTGAATCTATTGCATTTGATGGAAAACCGTAAGTTTCATCAACATAAGTATTTATTCTGAATCCTGTTTGTGTTAACATGCTTTTTTTTGCAAAAGTACGAAAAAAAACACTGAAAAATATCAGTGTTATAATTAAAGAAATTTTTAAGAGAATGGTTTTTTATTTTTCTTCAATTACTTTGTATTGAATTTCTCCACCTTCAAAGTCGGGACGTTCAATAAATAATTGTAAGTTTTTAGTTTTTGCATATTCATAAACACTATTTAAGCTTTCTTTATCAAGTGCACTAGCTTCAAAGTGAATAGTTTTTAAGGTTCCTAAGTTGATAGTTGCAAGTTTTAATCCTGCAATGTATAAAGCAGATGTTGACTGTGATTTTTTATCTAAAGGATAGTTATTGTAAAGTAATTCAGATTCATTAAAACTAAACCCTTCTGGCAAATTAGCAGATTCAAGAATTTCACGTTTTTGTTTTTCAATTGCTTTTACTTCAACATCTAAAGAATCTTTTAACTCACGTGCTTTTTTACCTTTTTCAACCCATTCATTATATTGAGTAAGTTGGAATTCGTAAAGTTCAAATTTACTTAATTCTTGATAAGCACCGTTTAATTTTGATTCTAGTTTTTCAATATCTATTAATTTTGGGCTTTCAAAATCTGGATATGCAGATAATTCATCAGGTTCTGGCAATTCTTCAATCATTTGATAAGCTTTTTCACGATCAAAACAATCAGAAAAATAACTACTCTTTAGAAATTCAATAACACTATCATAGTCATTTTTATATTTTATTCTAATTTCGCTTTTTTCAGATTGAATTGAATTATATAAGTCAATTTTATCTGTTACTTTGTCGCATTCCATTTCAAATTCTTGCATCAATTTGGAATTTTCCTTTTTAGCATCTAAAATTTGCTTTTTAATTGATTCAATTTCAGGTTTTTCAACCTCCAAAGGTTTTTCAACTTTGTTTTTAGTTAAAGCATCAAATTCATAATTAGCTTCTTTTCTTTTTTCGTAAGCTTCTTTATATTTTGATTCTAATTCTGTTAAATCAATATTCAAAACTTTCATTAACTTTTCAGCTTGTTTTGAACTTGATAACTCTAAAAACTCATTAATATCAAAGTTTTCATTTCCAAAATAAAGTTCTTTAATTTGCTTAATAGATTTAACTTTTAACCCTTCTTTAGTAGTTAAAATAAATGATTCTGTTTTATCAGTTACTTTCCATTCTAACTTATTACCATCATTAAAATCAATACTTTGCGAGCCTTCACTTTCTCCAGTTCTTAAAATATTTTCGTTCTTTTCTCCTTTGATTCTATCAAATAAAGATTTTAACAAAGTTGTTTTACCTTTACCATTGCCAGCCGTAACAATTACGCTGCATCCATCTAAAATCAATTCTTGTTCTTTAATTGCTTTTAGGTTCTTAACTAGAATTTTAACTATTTTTACCATTGTATTCTTTTTGATGTTGCAAAGTTAGTATTAATTGTAATACAAAACACAAAATTACTAAAATTTATTTTTTAGCAATAGCAAATGTATTTTCATAAGTGGGTTTTATTGGAGTAACTAAAACAACCTCCCCACTTTCAGAATCTAAAACTTCAATAGGTTCTTTAATAGATTTTAGATAGTCTTCTAACGCTTTTCTTTTATCTTTGATACTTTGTTCCAACTCAATAGTTTTAATCAATTCAGGATGATTACATTCGCTAAGATCGTATTTTGACATTCTTTTAATTGAGAATTTTCGACCATTGAAAACACATTCTTTTGAATATTTTTCAATTTCATTTAATACACTTGGTTTTATAGCTTCTAAAATTTCTTTTATAAGCTTTTCAGTATCTCTTAAATAAATAGCAGCTTCTAATGGGTTTATTTGCCCTTCTAAGACTAATTGTTTTATTGTATCAATATTCATATTTGTAAGTAATTTATAAAAAAAATAAACAAAAAAGAAATAAAAAAGAAAATAATATAACTAATTGAATAACAGATACTTTGTTTTTAACTTTTATTTTTTTCTGTTTTCTAGTTAAATAAAACCCCTAATAAAAGGGGTTCAAATGTTCAATAAAAATTTATATATGAAAACAAACCTAGAAAGATTTCAATTTTATAAAAGCCCCTAATTAAAGAGGCTTGATAAAATAGCACACATAAGGCACTATTTACACTAATATAATATGTTTGCACATATTCGCGGAAAGTGTAGGACTCGAACCCACATAGCGAACTATACGCCAAACAGTTTAGCAAACTGCTCCAGTACCATTATGGTTAACCTTCCTTATTTTGTAGACTATGCAGGATTTAACCTACAACCTCAAAACATTAGTCAAGTGCTCTAAATTTGAGCTAATAGTCTACTATTTTTTTTTTAACATTCATGTATAATTTCACACTCAATACTACTAAATTTAAGTGTTAAATGAAACATTTTGCCAATTGTATTATTTTTTTCAAAGTCTCCACCCTCGTAAATATACTCAACACCATCAATATAAATATTCTTTGCAGCTAATAAATTTGATAATCTTTTTGCCATATATGGTGGTATAGGTGCCAAAACTAATTGATAAGTTGACTTTTTTATACTTTGTGATAAGTAAATTTTATTACTTCTAGTTTGTTCTATAACCTCTCCAACATAATTAAACTCACCTTCTAAACGTAATTCATTCTCATAATTAAAAATGTCAGGTGTTCCAAATGTTGCATCTAATTCTTTATAATAGTGATTTTCACAATCATATTCATTAAACACACCTTTTATTTTAACCGTTTCAGTATTACAATTCACTTTTTTATAGTGTTCTGTATACAATGAATATTCTGTATTATCTAAATTCCTAAAAACAAACTGTATGTAAAACAAATTTGGTAATAATGTAGGGTCTATTTTAATTACTTGATAGGTTTGTTGAGTATCATTATTGTAACCTACATAAGCATCAACTACAAAATCATTATAATCTATTACACAACATTCTTCTGTTTGGATGTAAGGAACTATAAACCAATTGCCCGTTTTTGTACCACTCCAACCATGAGTAACATTTGGAGTAACCCAATCATTAAACGGGTCGGGTTGTGTTAATTGAATTATTATTAAGTCGGTTTCTTTACAACCGCATGATATTTCTGCACAATTTGCCATTTGTTAATTTTTTGCAAATATACAGATTTTTTATAAAAGCTTGAATGTTATATTTCAAGCTTTTATTTATTTCTTATTATTATATTCGTTATTTGCCATATTTTAAGGCTCCTACACTTAAACCCATGATTTAGAGGGCATATTTACAAAGTGTTTATAATTACGATTTTATTTTCTTTTTACTCCTGATAATTAACTTAATATTATATTAACTCTACAACTTAAACAGTCGGTTGGATTTATTACCAATACTTTTAGCTTAGTAGGCTAACGAGTCTAAATAATGCATAATATTAAATTAGAAATTGTATTTTACGCAATACATTAGCGTTTAATTTACCAATTTTAGAGGGAAATTTAGGATTCGAACCTAAAACCTTCTGATTAACAGTCAGATGCTCTACCATTGAGCTAATAACCCTTATTTTTTACATTAAACTTGCAAAATCAAAATCTTCTAATTCCATTTCTTTAATGTCTTTTCCTTCAATTTTAACTTCTTTTGCATTTAATCTGTCAACTTCTCTATAATAGAGATTTAACAGTGCTCTATGAACTTGGTATGATGTTGTAATTACCGCACCTCTCAACTGACAAGTACCATTAACCCACATTGGTTTAACTAAGTTATTGATAATATCAACTTTGAAAATAGTGTCAACTCTATCTAAGTAAGTCAACATTTGAACATTGTATTTTGAACTTTTCTTTTTCATTTTCTCTTTTATTAAATTTCTTATGCAAATATACATGGTTTTGTAATACAAAATACAAAAGTGCTAAATTATTTTTTCAATAAACTTGTAACTTATTGATTTTCAACTTGATTATTTTTATAAATTACTTGTTTATATATTCTACTACCTTTGAAATATTTATTTACAGTCTCCTTAAATCCGTGCCTTAAAAATATATTTTCTGAATAAACATTCACATAAGCAACATAATCTAAATCCAATTCTAATTTATTCAACCAATCAATACAAGTTTGTAAAATATAAGAACCTATTTTGCGACCTCTCAAGTCTTCTTTAACTTCAAAATCAGATATTTCAACATAAAAAAAATTTTGCAATGATCTTCTAAATGATATTTGCCCTATTTGAACATCAAACAACTTGAAAATTAAAAATATTCTATCAAATTCTAGTTGTTCAAATACTTTAATTTCACTAAAATTAATCATATCAATTCAACATGTATTTTAATTTGAGACTTGGTAACAACTAACTTTAGATTTGATTCAATTTCTTGAATATGAATTAACCCATTATTTTGTTGTTTAATTAAAAATTTGCCTGACATTATTTTAGAATTTATCAACTCTAAATAATATCTTTTGCCAGTTGTTATCATATTTTATTCAACTTTATTTTATTCATTATTTGGATAGTATACTCACTGTTAAAATTAGGATAATAACTCAAAGAAGGTGTATTATAATAAAATACAGCCTTTCTAATGTCATTATTTGCACGAATCAAACAATTTGCCATCATTGAGTCAAATACGCACATTTGCGCCTCAATTGGAAAATCATTGATGCTTTTTACATGTGGAATTGCCATTCCTAAAGGTTGAAATAAACCTATACTAGTAAATTGTATTGAATCTTTAATATGTGGATAATAGTATGGTAACGCTTTTTCAAATCTTAAAATATGAGGTTGATAATTACTTTCAATCAAACATTTTGCAAGCATTAAATTAGTATCTGTTTTGCGTTTTTGTGAGTTCCAAACTTGCAATATTTCTTTTTTTGATAAAACTGTATTGTCTCCATACTTTTTGCATGTATTGTCTTCAAATATCGTTTTTAATCGTATTTGTTTTTGAATGCAAGTATTTGTTTGAGTTTGTTTTTTAACCTCTTTAGAACAGCTTAAAATAACAAACAATAAAATTAAATATCTCATACATTTTTCTTTGAAATAAAAGTGATTATATTTTGCATAACACTTGAATAAACTTCTTTAGTGTTATAAAATTCTTCTAACTTACGAACTTGTTTATAACTAATTCTTTGATCATTAATTGAATAAGTATCTCCACTACTCATTCTAAGTGGTTTGTGTCTAATTATTTGAGTCCCACTTTCAAACTGTTTTCTAATTTCTTCAATTTTCATTATCAAATTCTTTTAATTGTTTATCTAATCCTTTTATCTCAACTTCTAAAGGGTTTATTTGTTCACCCTTTAATATTTTAATTGCATAAAGTTTAATTGTTCTTTGTGTAATTAATTTTCGTGCGCTATAATTAGCGTTAAAAGGTAATAAACCTTCTTCAATTGATCGAGTTCCAAACCCTGTAAGGGCTTGGATTTTGTTAACTAATGTTTTATTATTCATGTTTTTAATTATTTGTATATTTTTTGTTACAAGGATATCTATTTTTTAAGTATTTAATTTTTCCATCATTATCAATAAATACAACTATACTAGATTTGCCATAATTATAAAAATTAAAATTAAAATCACCATAACATATATTTTCAATATTAATTTCTTTTCTAGATTTAGACATATTTGATCTAAAAACAATTAAAACCTTTCTTTCTTCTTTAGTACTTATTAAAATATCAGTTTCAAAAAAATTTTCTTTATTATCAATAATATGATTCCAAAGATTTTCAGTGATTAAATATGAAGAATCTAATTGTAATTCACTTTGCTCATATTCATACATTAAAGTGAGGAATTTCTCTAATTTATTAAAATTTATATTCATGCTTTTAAGTATATTTATTTATAAATTTTGTTATTTCTTTTCTACTTTGAAAGTACTTGTTAGTACCATTGTATATTTTTGTATTCGTTTGTATCAATATTTCAATAATGTCATCTTTATTTTCTGATGTTATTACTAAACTATTTGCTTTTTGCTTAGTTTTTTCCAAGTTTCCAACTTCGTTTTGAGTCAAAAATAAAATCTTACTTTTCATTATATATATTTTATTTTGATACAGTGAGGTTCTTTCTTGAATAACAAATCAAACTTCATTAACATATCTTGTCTAAATCTTTCAATTTTAGATTCGTTATTTACCATTTTTTTTGTTACTTTTATATTTTTTGCAATGAAAGTAACTTCAACTAATTCTTTACTTTGCAATTTCATAACCCATTTTAGTTAATCTTTGAGCATCTGCAAAACAAACTACCCAAAATTGTAAATTATCTCCTAAAATAACTTCGTGTGCTTTGATACATTTTGATGCAAATCTTTTTGCACCTTCTAAAGTTGACATTACTGTAACTTCATTTCTTAATCCTAATTTTGCTTTTAATTCCATTTCCTTATTTCTTTTTGATGTTACAAATTACGGTATTAATTCAATACAAATTACAAAACTTGTAAAATATTTTTGCAAAAAATGTATAACTTATTGATAATTAGATAAAAAAAATAAGCGGTTACCCGCCTATTCATTATATTCACAACAAAAATTTATTCAAAAAGTGATATTTGTCTTTTAGTTTCATCATTAAATCTATTCTTAGCTTCTTTTAAGTTTAATATAGCTTGTTTGAAGTAACTATCTTTTAGCTCTATTCCAATTGCTTTTCTACCCATTGAAACTGGACTATAAACCTCACTACCTACCCCCATAAAGGGAGTTAAAACAACTTCATTAGGATTTGAGTAAAGTTCTACTAATCTGTCAATTACATCCAATTGGAGAGGATGGACGTGCTTCTCATCGTCTTCTTCTTTTGAATCTTTAAAAGGTAAAACATTATCAATTCTTATGTCATCCCAAACAGAACTAGCATAACGTTGCCAAATGTAATGACTTAACTTATTGCTTTTTGGGTCTTTGTGGTCTTCAAATTTAGTTTTCAAGTGTTCCCATAATTGAACTTCATTTATATTTGATTCATTTGCATTATTCCAAGCTCTTAAAATGTTTGGTAAAATTGGAGTTTCACCAGCATAATAATTTAATCCGCATGGATGTGTTACTGGTACTTCATTTTTACCTTTTTTAGTAAAAATTAAAACGTAGTCAGGCATTGCGGTAAAACAATTTACAGAATCTTCAACTATGAATTTGTGCATTAAAGATTGTACCATTGTACGCATTCTAACTTTCAAAGGCTCTTTCCAAATTGTAATTCTATTTCTATATTGGAATCCATATTTTTCATGAATCTTTATTATTTCGCTTGGGAAGTCCCACAAATTACACTGATTATCAAATACATCTGTACAATGGACAGCAGTAATACGTCCTTTTTTGGTTACCCTTGCAATTTCAGCAATTAAAAATTCATATTGTTGCAAAAACTGTTCTTTAGATTCGCAATTACTCATATCTCTATGGTCTGAACTGTAATTATACAACCCACAAAACGGAGGAGAATATACCGAAAGATCTATTGATTCGTTTGGAATTTCTTGTACTACATCGTAGCAATCAGCATTATAAATGCTATAATTTTCTGTAATAATTTGATCTTTAACTTTATTCATTTTTTATAAATTTTGGTAAAATAACTTCTTTTTTGAATTCTTTTTTAGTATTTACAAAAACGCTATTAACGTTTTTAGTTAGGTTTTCGTATAGTTCAATTGCTTTTTTTGTTTTCTGTTGTAAAGCATCTAGTACTCTTGTTTGTCCATCAGAAACAACAATATCAATATTAACATCATTCTTTTGTCCAAATCTCCAAAACCTTCTAATAGCTTGATAATATTGTTCATAACTCCAAGTAGGAAAAAATACACTATGATTGCAATGTTGCCAATTTAATCCAAATGATGTTATTTTAGCTTTAGTAATAATTCGTTTTATTTCTCCTTTGCTAAATGCTAATAAAATTTCTTCTTTCTTTTCGATGGATTGACTACCAATAATTTCAACCGCTTCTTTATCCATTTTTTTCAATAGTGCACTTTCATTATTTGTATTACACCAATATACAGAGGTTTTATTTTGAGCTAACTCAACAGCTTTTATACATCTTTGTTGTTCTGTTTGTTTTTGTTCATGTCTAATTTCATTGAAGTTTTTAGCGACTATATTAAACATTTGTATTTGTCCATTTATATCAATTTGGCTTTCATTTTGTACAATATGTTTATTAGTTATTAATTGAGGTAAAATATATTTTTCATTTGAAAACCCTAAATCACTAGGCATTTTTACCATAATAGACCATTGATTAACCCATGCAAAAAAGTCTTTTTCTGCGTGAGGTTTCAAATAGAACTTTTCTCCAATATTTTTATTAGTTGAATCAATTGCATTATTATTTTGTTTAAAAAATTTACCCAACATATCTACATAACCCATATATCCAAGTGCTTCACTACTAGTCCCTAATTCGATAAAATCATTTGGAGAAGGTGTCGCGGTACTTAAAAATCTATATTGAATTTTTTTTACAAATGTATTTACTTTATTTTTAATAGCTCCATCAAAGTTTTTTAATATAGAACTTTCATCTAAAATAACAGCTATAAAATCATTTGAATCAAAATAATGTAATCTTTCATAATTGCAAATAACTATTTTTTTTGAGTGTTTTCCATCCTTTGAATATTCAATGTCATCTATAAATATTTTTTCAGCTTCTAGAAGTAATTGAAAAGCTACGGCTAAAGGGGTTAAAATTAAAACCTTTTTATTTGTGTGATTTACAATGTTTTTTGCTATTGACAACTCGATTAATGTATTGTGAGTTACAATAAAATTATTTGTAATGTATAAATGACTTTTACAATCAATTAAAATACATCTACATTCTTCTTTATCACATAATTCGATATTTGTTATAGTTTTTAATTTTCTAGAACCGTTTTTTATTATATAAACTCTATAATTTTTAAATCCTGAATGTTTTACATTATCTTTTATATAATGAGAATCTCTTTCAAAAACTCTAACAACATATCCTAAACTTCTAGCTAAAAAAGAAATATCATTACATAGATTTTCTGATGCTGTACTATATTCAATATAATCATTACTTACTTTATATCCATCTGTATCTATCAATCCATTAAGTAATAATTCTCTATTTTCAATACTTGCATACTTATATATTTCAGGTATGAATTTTTCTTTTGATAATTTACCAAATAATCCAAGTTTTACTAATTCCGTTTTAGTTTTGCTAGGTTGATTTGAATATTTTTTATTTCTAATTGTATAATTAATACTTTTTGAATCAGCTAAATAATCTTCTTTAGGTAAGTATTCCGTTACTGAATTTAATATAGATTTTTTTGTTGATGTAATAATTAGAGATTTACTGGTCATTCCACCATCTCCTATAAGCAATCCTAATAAATAAGGATTAATAGGTAAATTATTTTCTGATTCTGCAAATTCAACTTTATTACATATTGGTATGTGATATTTATAATCTTTATATAATTTATCTGGATACCTACTATCTTTAATATCTTTTGAATAATCTTTAATTATTTCACTGAGTGGTTTTGTTTTAAAGTCATATCCTCTTTTCTTTTCGTTTCTTGTTCTAACATTCCATAAATGATCAATACAGCATCTAGTAAATGTACCATCATTAAATGTTACTTTGTAAACATCTTTTACGCCTTGTTCATAAATTCCTAATATTTTAACATGCTTTCCATCTGAATTAATAACTAAATCATTTACATTTAGTTCACCCATTTTTATAAATCCATTAGGTGTTAATACGGGTTCTGAATATGGTTGCGCTTTTCCTAATCCTGTATCTGCAAATACAGCAATACGCCCTTTTTTAACTGCTTTTGTAATTATTGCCTGTTGAAAATCAAAGGCAATTTTAGGCATATAATTTGGTTCAAATCCAAATTCACCTATTGAATGTTTCTTTTTTTCAAGAAACTCTAAATAATTGTTGTTCATTCTTTTTAATTTTTAATGTTGCAAATTTATGTTAAATTGTAATACAAAATACAAAACTTCTAAATTAATTTTATACTCACTCCAAAAGTGTAAACCTCATCTAAATTTACAGTACCTATCAAATTATTTTCTAATAAGTATTTTCTTGTTTTTTGAATCATATTTTTGTGATAGTTTGGATACTTTTTTACGTATCTATCTCTAATCTCAATATATGCAAGTTCAATTTGTGTTTCTTCATCTACCTCCAAATCTGCGAACGTTTCCCACTTTTCAGGTAGTTTGTAACTCACTAAAAACTTTTTCGGGTCTACTTCTAAACTCAAATCTTTTCTAGCTTGTTCGGGCTTAATCTTTTCAAATTGTCTATAATCAAATTTGTTAGTTTCTCTTAACAAATCCTCAACTTTTACTGGCACTTTCTTACAAAAGTATTCCACGATCTCAAAACTTAATTTCTTTGTATTCATTTTGCTATAAACTTATAAAATTGTTTATTAGTATCTTTTATTTCTTTTTTAGTTAAAATAGGTTCTGCAATTTGGGTTAATTCTATTTTAGGAGCATCAAATTTCATACTTACAATATTTCTTTGCTCCATTAAATATTCAATTGTCTTTTTGTCAGTTATTAAACTAGAAATTTGATTATTACCAACTATTAATATTTTTTTCATGGTTAAAATGGTACGTCTGATAAATTTGAATCTGTGTATGTTGGTTGAATTGGTTCACTTTCCAATTTATTAAAAACTCTTACTAAATTTCTATTGTCGTTAAATCCACCAAACTCAAAACGAGTTGTATTACTATTATAAAACATTTCTAATTCTCCTATACCACCTTGATATTTTTGTTTAACTTTCCAAATGTCTAAAATTGGAAAATCACCCCTATGGCTTGTTAATCCAACGTCTGCAAATGCTTGCCATTCTGCCGCCCCTGAAATGTCGTAACCTTTGATAGGTTTGGCTAAATTACGGTTTGCAGGTGGTTTGTTTGGATGTGCAATGAGAAAAAAAGATATATTTTCTTTCTTAGCAAAGCCTCTTAATTTATTTAAGTTTCTTGAAATGCCTTGTTTTACTTCTGATGCGTTGTTGTCATCTGAAAGTATTGAGGCCCAATTATCAATGATCATAAATTCAATGTTTCGATTCTTTACTAACCATTCTGTATAATCTAAAAGCTCATCAAAGTTTAATAATTTATCATCTGTATCAATTGAGAATATCTTTTTTTCAAAAAACTCAAAACATTCTTCTAATTCAATTTCTGTAATATATTCAAACTCTTTACCTACTAATAAAGTACATTGTCGAACAAAAAAATCATCTATTGAATGTTCAGGACTATAATAACCAGCTTTTACATTCTTATTGGTTGCAAGTAAATAACAAATTATTTGTTCTGTTAAGTGAGATTTGCCTTCAAAAGAATAACCAGTCATTATGTATAATTGTCTTCTATACCATCTAATTTTACCATCTAAAAGAAATATAGATGTTTTATAACCTTCAGGGTATCCTTTTTTATTTATTAGTCTTAACCTATCTTTGAACCGTTCAGGTTTAACAATGTTTTTCTCAATTGATATTTCACTTTGATAAATATTAATTTCTTCAATCTTAGATTCTGTCTCAATCTTTAAGTTTTGAAGGGTCATAATTTTTAATAAAATTGTCTACGTCCCTTCTAAATTGTTTTGAGTAGTTTTTAAGCTTAACTCGAAATGCAATAACTTTTGATCTATTTTCGTATAATAACTTGTTTAATTCTTGTTGTGTAACGAGTTGTAAGTTTTCAACAGTATTATTCTTTTTATTTCCGTCCTTGTGCCAAAACTTAAGCCCTTTTTTCTGTACCTCAGAATATTCCATGATAAAAGCATCAACAACTAAAATGCTTATAAATATATTTTCATTATTTATATATACTTTGTTATTTTCGTTAGGTGTTAAAACCCGTTCCCCTTTTCGTATTGTTCCATCTTGTGAAACAAATACATTATTGTATATGTTTGATTCTTTGAACTCCATTATTTTTTATTTTCTGCAAAGTTAATTACTTTTGTAATACAAATTTAAGAATAAAATAAAATAAAATCTAACTGTTTGATTCTTACTATATTAAATTTTCAAAATAGTATTTCAATTTGATTAAATGATTGATGTAACTAGGGTTTTTATTGACTTTTGCTAGGTGCAAATATTGTTTTATTGAAAATGGTAAATCTAAATAAGTAGTTTCAAAATATTTCAACTGATTAGGAATTTCAATGTTATCAAAAAACTGTTCTAATTCTTCAATCTTTTTTGTATCAATTCTAAGGGGGTTAATTTCTCCTAAATTCAATTTACTAACCTCGTAAGGAGTTAAAAGCCTGTAAGAAGTGTTTTGTTGTGGTTTTGTATATGTTTGTATTTTGGGAACTTCTACGGGCTTTATTTCCTCTTTAATTTCAATTTTAGGAGGTTCAACGGTTGGCAAATATCCAATTTCAGAATACTTTGAATCTGTTAAATAATCTGCTAAGTCTAAACCTTTTAATTTATCTGCTTTTGATGCAATTGTTTCAATTAAATCTGATACAATTACGTTTTGTATTTCAAGTTTTTTTATTTTTTCACTCCAATGATCAAAGCAATTCAAGTCAGGAAATAAAACTATTTTTCTATTTCCTAATAATTCAAACTTTTCTTTATTCAAAAACTCTTTACCACCCGTTGCGAGCCATATGAATTTAGGAAAATAAACGCTTGCTATAATTGCGGTTTTCTCACTTTCTACTATTGCAATAGGACTTGTTAAATCACTGATTGTTAAATGAGTAGCATAAAAACATTGATTAAGATTAAAGTCATTGAAAGTACTAATTGAGTGAATCCAATTTGCATTTAATTGCTTATTTCTTTTGCCAGTTTTGGAATCATATTGCATTACTTTACCAGTTCTGATTTGGTTATTATTGTCAAATTGCCAAAAAATAACGCTATTATTCCACGCTGTTAACCCTTTTTTATCTGTATTGTAGGTTCCTAATCTGTACTTTTGAATAAGTTGGTTTGTTGTTTCTACTCCAAATAGTTGAATTAAGTATTGAGTAAATGAATTTGAAGTATTTTTTTGAGATTCAACGAATAATGAATTATCAATAAAAGAAGTTTCTTTTTTGATTATGATCTTTTTGGGTGTGAAAATAGTAGGGTCAAATTCAGTAACTTTATTTTGATCGAAGTATTGCGAGGGTGTGAAATGGTACCCGCAAGAGTCTACTCGTTCACACCTTCCAACAGTTTCATTTATTATTTCATTTGTATCAATGTCAATGTAGTAAACAAATCTTTTTTCATGGTTACATTGAGGGCAACGGTGTTTTTTACCTTTGTAGGGTTCTAATTGATACTTAAATTCATTCATAATAAGCTTTTTATAATTTCAAGTTCTTCAAAAAACTTTTCTTTGCTTACTTCAATAACTGATTTGTTGTCAGTTAAGAATGTTTGAATTGAAAGTGTTCTATCTGATTTATAAAGTTCTTTAATTGGTTTAATTTTCAAATAAATTTCTGAAAAATGCCAGTGGAATTCTATTTCTAGAATAATATTATCTTTGATAAATCTACCAAAATATTTATTTACTTGAGAATTAATGTTATTATGTTTTGAGTATAAGAAACATTCAATAGGGTTTATTTGTATTGAATGATTTTCTTCAATTTCTTTTATTTTTCTGTAATTAATTTCTTGTTTCATGTTTTCTAGAATTGATTTGCTTAATTTGATTCATAAATACAAAATCTAAAGAACCTTTCATGGTCCATTGAGAATTCTTTTTAAGTCCTTTATTGATTGAATCTACAAAGTAAGTAGTATTTTGAATACCCGAACAAACCCGTAAATAATGATTTATTTCTTTTTCAGTTTCAGGTTCAAATTGTTGTGTTTTATAGTGATCTTTCATTTTGTAATTCCTTTAATTTTTTATGTAAATACTTTAATCTTTTTTCATTATTTTTGAATCTAAAAGCACCTTCGGTTTTTTCAGTTCTTTGCCCGTGACAATCATAGTAACCAGTTGAATAATTGAAAAATTGATACATAATAGCATATTCATAACATGAAATTTGAAACTCTTTTTGTAGATTATTAACTTCGTTAAATTCGTTTAATACTTGACAAATTCCAAAAGGGTACCATATAGGATTTTGACTAATTAATTCAATTATCTTTTCAATTATTTCTATTTTTCTTTTATTCTCCATTTGTCAATAAGTTATAAATTTTCTCTATTCCTAATTTAATTTTTTCTAAATCTGTTAAGTTTTCAACTTGCAAAGTAGTGAAATAAACATTACCCAAAAGTCGCAATTGACAAAAACAAATCCACAATTCCTGAAAGTCTTTTTTTAGTGTTTCTGCTTTTGATTTCCAAGTATTTAATATTGCTAAATCATATTCTTTTTCTATAAAAATAAGCTTATCAATTAAATATTTCTTACAAAGTTCAATATATTTTTGATTAATTTCAAATTCTGTAAGTTTTGGAGTGTTAAATTTTATTTGTATTTCTGTATCATTTTGAAACTTACTAGTATCATTTTGAGACAAAAAAAGAGGTTTTTTTATTTCAGTGATTAAAGCGTAAATTGTTTGATGTTTTAACAATTCAGATTCAATATTTTGTAAGAAAGTAAGTTCAGTTTCAATGATTTCTTTTTTTTGTGGTGTATCAATTAAAGCTTTTTGATACTTTAATTTTCGGGTTTCAATCTCTGATAATAATTCCATATTTATAAATTTAATAAATAATTAGACCATTGCAAAGCCATTTGTTTTGCTATTCCAGGAAAGGTCTTTGAACGTAGTTTTGAACGTTCTGAATTGCTTAAACTTAGTGTATGAGTTCCAAATAATAGTTCACTACCTGACTTTGTCATTTCTCCTTTTTCAACATGTGTAATTTCAGAATCAAATAAATTAACGGTTTTATTGTGGTACAATGGAGGTAAATTTTTAAGCCACAAACAAGTAGTTTTGCTGCATGAATCTCCAAAATAATACGGTTGAATAATTTGATTGTATTTTAATTTTTCCGAAATATAACCTCTTGGATTTTCTAAGCAAATATGTTTAATATCTGCATCCCACATTTTAAGAAAAAACTCAATTGCTAAATCTCTTTTTTTCATTCTTTCTATTGCTTTTTGTCTATGCTTTTCAATATCAAACCAGGGAGCACCAACATAACTTAAATATGTGCAAGGTGGATGACCTATCATTAAATCCCATTTTTGAGACTCAATAACTTCAAAAACATCTTTTTGAAAATGAAACTCTGGATAACCTCCGCTGCATGGTTGTATGTCGCAAGAATAAGCCTCAATACCTAATTTTCTAAATTCAATTGTAACGGCTTGACTTTCTTCACATGCAACTAAAACTTTAATCTCTGATAATAATTCCATTGTCATTATACATTAATTTGTTATTAAGTCGTAATTCAAATTTATTCATAATAAATTCGCTTGTTAATTGAGATTGAACTAAGTTAAATTTATCTCTAAATATTTTGTCATTTTCATAGAATTGAATGCAAGTTTCAAGTAAGTGAATAATACTTGAATGATCTTTTAACTGTATAATTGATGCAATTTGATTGAGTGTCAATTTAGTGTATTTGTGAATAAAATGTACTGATATTCTTTTTGCATCTACCAAATAAGCTGCTTTGTCTCTATTGTAGATTCTTAGATGTGGAACTTCTAGAATATTACAAATTGATTCAATCATATTGTAAATTGGTTGTTTATCTAAGTCATCAAAGTTAATCTTTTTGTATTTTAATTTTTCGGGTAAACCTGCCCAAATGTAGGGGCTAATAATTTCTTTATTCATATTTTTAACTAATTTTATGCAAAGTTAATGTTTTTTGTAATACACTTTACAAAAGTGCAAATATTTATTTTTTGAGTGTATCAATATTGTTTTTTAATTGTAATATATTGTTTTTTAATCCGTAAATTCTCATTGTACCAAGTCTTAATATTTCGAATATTTCAGAATCATTCCATTTATAATTATGTAGTTTAGTTGGTTTTCTAACTTCTTTGAAAATATATTTTTTAGTTGTTTTTTCTAAAGTATATAAGCCACAAAATTCAGGAATTAATTTGAGTGCAATTTCTTGTAATTCTGTTGGTACTGCATAATAGAAATATTTGAATTTTTGGTAATAAAATTCAATTCCTGATTTTGATTTGAATATTTTATCAATATTTAATAATTGAGGTTTTTTGAGATCATTTTTCAAGTCTGATTTTGATACTTTTATTTCAAATCCAGTTGCATAACCTGACTTTGAAACGACTAACATATCAGTTTCAAACTTTAGAATATTCATTTGATTTGTGATATTAGGAATTATATAATTTTGATTATATTCAAATTTTCGCATAATAGCGAGTTCAATATCAATTGTTTTTACTTTTAAGTCCATTGTATTAATTATCAAATATATTACCTATTATTTTGAATTTACCACCTATTTCAATAGCTTCGTTTAATTCTGAAATTCCACCGTTCCCATATTTACAAACGTTGCAACATTCCGGATTATAGGCAACAAATTCATTATCTAGATTATCAAATTTGACTGCAATAGGTTCAAAACCTGAATAGTCGTTTGGGTTAATGAATTGAAAAATGTCCCCTTCTTTGAGGGTGTTATTATCAATATCTTTGAAGTTGGTTAATTTTTTATTTTCCATTTTATCAATTTTTATTAATTCTAATTTTAAGGCGTTTTAATCGATTATTTTTTTATACTGTTAGTTCAGGATAGACATTCTCATATTCTCCATTATACGGCTCGTATTTCTTCGCTCTTTTGATTTTTTCTATATGATCCTTCAATGGTTCATTGAATTGAATACAGTTGTAGTTTACCCATTTATCATTTTCGGGGTTTATTTTTTTCATTTCTTTTTCTATTTCCCCATCGTACATTCTTTCAAAGCGTATTGATAAAACAAAATTTATGTAAGGCTCAAAAATAAAAAAACAGAAAAGTTCAGGATTTAATTTTTGAATGATTTTAGGAGCATCTTTGCAAGTGGTTAAGAAAGTTATCATTTGTTTTTTATCAAATTTATTAAATTCTTCAAATGTTAAATTTTCGTAACCGTGTTTAGGTGTTTCTGTTGTTGTTACTTGTTGAGTTTGTTGAAGTTGTATTTTTCTATAATTACCAATATTATTTGAAATAAAAGTATCACAAACTGCATTCCAATCGGTTTTTAACCATTTAGGATTATTTTTTGAATGGTTTTTTATTTGGTCAAAATAATAATCTAAATCTGCATCAAAATATTTATTTTCATTTCTTTTTGAATAACATTCAAATTCAAACTTGAATAACCTTCTATTTTCATATTTTGGATATTCTAAATCATCTGGCCAATTAAAAAAAATAGAATCTACAAATCTTTCTTCAATCCTAAATGAATTTTTAGGTTTGTCTACATCAATTTTTAGGTAATTCGAAATTTTACTTGCATCAATATTATTTATTCTTTCAATGTTATTTTTTTTATCAAAATAATTTTCAAAATATTTAATCCAGTCGTTTGTAGTATTTTCTAATTCTTTTGATATTTCATTTGATAAAAACTTATCATAAACTTCTTTTATTATATCAAATTCATATTTGAAGTTAACAAGTGACATTGAAATAAATTTATTTTTATCAAAAAGTTTTGAATCTCTGAAAAGAGATTTTTTTTCTATGATTTCTTTATTCTCAAATTTTTCTTTTTTATTTTTTTCTTTTTTATTTGTTTTATTATTATTATTATATATACTATTAGTATATATTTGGGTAGTGTTTACACTACCTTCTAAATTGTTTACACTACTAGTTAAATTGTTTTCACTACTCATTTGAGTATTATTTATAACTTTTTCGGTATTATTTATAATTTCGTTGGTAGTGTTTACACTACTAGTTAAATTGTTTTCACTACCTTCTAAATTATTAATACTACCTTCTAAATTATTTACACTACTAGTTAAATTGTTTTCACTACTAGTTGAATTATTTTTATTAGATATCAAAATATTCATTTTTACTGTTAAATTATTTATCTCTACCAATAATTTATAATACTCTCTTAATGAAAAATTGAAGTTATCCTGAATAGGAATTAATTTTCTATATATTACATATTTAGAATTATCTTTATAAACATTCTCATTTTTGATATAATTATATTTCTCTAATTCATTAACTAACTTAATAATTCTGTCCTTAGATAGGTTTAATTTTTCTGCTAAAAATATATTTGATGCAATACAAAATCCATCATTTATAGATAAATTAACTATCAATGAAAATAATAATTTTGATGTAGGACAAATTCTATTGTCTTCAAATGTAATAGGGTGTATAATATATTGAATCATAAAAAAATAAAAAAGCTGCATGGTAGGATTCATACAGCTTATGAGTTAAAATAAATATTTAACTACTTTAGTAAATACTGACATCCTACCTTCTGTATTTACATACTGCAAAATTAAGAATAATTTTGATAATTACAAATTAAAAAGGGACAGCAATATAATTATGAAATATAATAAAATTCATTCCTTTAAGAACTTCACTATCTTGTTTTATAATAGATAATGATTCAAGTTGTTTTAATGCTGTTTGTAATCTTTCTCTTGTTAATCCAGTGTCTTTTGCTAATTCTTTTTTAGAATAAGTGAATTTTTTCTCACTACCAAAACATTGTAAATTTTTATATTCTTTTTCCATTAAAAAACTTAAAACAACTGCTGTTGTTGGTCCATATTCTTGAATATGTGATTTTTGTACTACTAATTGAAACATATTTATTTTTTATTTATGCGTAAAATTAGCACAAATAAAATTAACATTCAAATTTATTTTTAATAAAAATCATAACACTTTGATAATCAAACAAATAATTTTTATAAGTATTTTTTACACCCCTTAGAAGTTTCGTTATAAGGGGTGTTTTATAAAATGCGAGTTGTTGAATTTTATGAGTTATTTATTTTTTGATGCAAAAAAAAGCATTCAGTTACCAAAATGCTTTTCTTTTCTAGATTGATTTTACGAAATTAAAATAGATATTCTTTTTATTTCATTTTCAATACAATCTAAACATTTCATTAATCTAATTTCATTATAACCACCATACAAATAATGTATTGCACTATAAATATTATTAGACAATACTTCAAAATACTGTTCAAATTCAGGTTCTGTACTATCAAAGCATCTAGGCAAATTATAATCAGTTGGTTCAATCCAATATTCAAACCTTTCTAATTCAATTTCTCTTGTAATTAGCTTTTTAGCCGCTTCTAATCGACTCAAATTATTTTCTGTATTAATACAGTCAAATAATATATTTAAGGCAATACCAATGTTATAATTGTAAAGCTCGCAAATTCTGTGATTAAGTTCTTTATTCATGTTTTTAAGTGGGACCCTTTCGAGTCCCTTATTTTTTAATTCCAAAGTTTAATTGCAATATCTAATTTTTTTTGAATCTCATTAACTTCTTTTTTTGCGTATGTTAATGAATAAGAATGCTCTTTTTGAATTGTACCATTTTTTAACCCTTGATGTTTTGCGTTTGCTTGTTCCAATAAAAACTCATAATATTCCAAACTTTCAGGCATCGACAAATCAATATTATTTGCCTTCTTACTCCAATATTCTGCACGTTGTTCAATTGTTTCAGCTTCTTTTGATAATTCAACAGCTTTATTCATTCTGTTATGGTTTCGTTCTATCAATGCTCTATGTCTTTTTTCTGAGTGGTGCCCTATTTTGATAGGTTCTGCAAGTACTAAAAAGTCTTTACCTTCGTCAGATGCTTTCCAGTATTCGTCACTCTTAGCCTCTTTTTTACTTGCTTGGTTTTCTAATTTTTCAGCTCTTTTTTTTGCGTATTCCTGAGAATTAAAACCGTCAGCCCTTACAAATGAATAATAAAAAAATCCATCCTTTTCAAATATAAGGTTAAAAATAATAACCTCGTTTTCTTTTCCGTACTTTGTTGTAAGTACTACTAAATCTCCTTTGGAGTGTGTTTCTGTGCATTTTGCTACAAAAACATTAGGGCAATATTTTGAGTAAGTATTCATTTTTCTTTTTGATTATGCTACAAAGATAAATGATTTAGTAATACAAAAAAACAAAACTTGTAAAATAAATTTACAAGTTTTGCGTAAGTTGTTGATTATGAGTTAAATAATTTTATTCTATGAAAATAGTTATGTTTTTATTTGGGTTAAAAAAGAAATGACTAATAGTAATTTCATTCTCAAACAATGCTATTTTTTGATACAAAATTGAATTTAATCCAAATGTATCAATTAAATCTTTTACATAATTGATAAAATCTGTAAAATCATTATAGTTGTCAAAGATATATTTTAGTGATGTTTCACTACATAATATTCTAATCCAGTAACCACAATTTAACTGTACTGTTATTTTTTCGTATTCCATTTTATTCAATTGGTTTTAATTTTAATGCTTTTATAAAAGCTTCTTTAATATTAACATCATTATTAATCATGTTTACTGCAATATTTAATATTGCAACTTTAACAGAATTATGACATTGTAAATCATTTGGATCATCATGTTGAATATAATCTTTGATGCAAAACAATGCAGCTAAATTCTCAATTTCTCCATGAATCACTAAAAAAGCATCTCCAACAATTGGATTGTGTTGAATTACCAATAAACTATCATTTTCATTTGCAAATTCTTGATAATCTTTAATTTTATTATACAAGTCTAATTTATAATCTATATTCATTTTATTCAACTGGGTTTAATATTTCACACAAAGCGGCCGTTAACATTAATTGCATCATTCCATCATTTTTGTAAGTTTCACTATCTGAAATTACTAATAATGCGTTTAATTCTGTTGTGTCTAAGTCATTTGCAGCCTTTTTAAGGTGCTCAATCCAATTAGATATACTTTCATTATAATTTTCTCCTAAAAGAGATTTAGCAGCCTTTCTGCTACGTTCTAAACCGTTTTTAATCTCGATTAATTTCGCTATCATTTTTTTAACTCTTTATAAATTACAAATTCAAAACTTACAATTTCATTACTTTCTAATTCGCAAATCTCATACAAAAATGGTATTATGTAATGATACATTTCAACATCAACACTTCTAATAATCTTATTTTGCGCTTTTTGAAGTGCTATAATTACAGAATTAGGATATTCCAACATGCTATTAACTACATAGTTATGTTTCAAAATGTGTTCAACATAGATTCTAACCCTACATTTAATAAAATAATTATATTCCTTCATGCTTATCAATTACAATTAGTTCTTTTGATTCTATTGTACCCTCACTACCTTTTACAAAGTAGTTTATTTCAGTTTGATTTACAAAGTAGAATGAATCACATTCAACACTTTTATAAACTCCTAATTCATTTGCAATTACTTTGAAACGTGGTTTAATGTCCTTTGTTTTATACTTGCAGCCAAATAAACTAACTATCAATATTAATACTATCCTTTTCATTTTTAACTAATTTATTTTTATTTTTACATTTGCAGCACGATGCATAATAACATTTATTATTTTTGATTGAATAATCTATGTTAGTTTTATTAACTTTTATAATGTGATCACAAAAGTTACAAGGAATTTCAATAAATTTTTGAATGCTTTTCATTCTATTTCTAATTCTTGTTTAAGTTCAAAAATCTTATCAATTAAAAAGTCTCTAGTTAAAGGTTTTTCCTTTGACTCCTTTAGTGCCAAATAAACACAATATTGAGTTATAAGATTATCGCAATTTTCATATAGAAGAACCTTTTTAACTGTTTGTTCGCTAATTTGGCAGGCGTTTGCAATTTCTAAATAATTACTCATTTTTATAAAGTTATTGAGATATATTTTTCAGTCGTAAATCCTATGATTTGCTTATAAAAGCTTGTATGAAAGTAAGCATCAATTTGCAAATTTTGATTAGTTTGTTCAATTAATAATTTTCTTGCATCAGAATTGTTAATTGTATCATTACCATTTACAACCATGTTTACATAGTTGTTGTCAGTTAAGAACATCACTAATTGTTTAATAGTGATGTTCATTTTTTCAATTGTATTTTGCATTATTTGATATCGCTAATTAATGTATCAATCCAATCTTTTGAATCGGTTATTTTATTAAGTTCATTAGACATAGCTTCTTGATACACATTTAATATACCTAACATAATGCCATTATCGATTTCAGCTTCTTTCATAGCCTCTGAAAGTGCTCTATAAATTGGATAAGAATCAACTGATCTTAATATTTTTGATACATGTTGCAAAGATTTTTTTTGAATTGCCATCATTTTATTATTTCTTTTTAATTATTTATATATTAGTTTTCATTATCTAAATCATTGTCAATTAAATTATACTTTGAATTGCATAAATAATCTAAAATTATCTGGCCTTGCCTTACAAATTTTATCCTCCTTAAATTTTCACAATGTCCAATAAATTCTAATTCGTTTTTTAATTTTTCAAATAGACTGATACTCATTTCAATAATTGGACGTTCTTTTTCATCCAAGCCAACAAAATATACTTTTTCTTTTCCTAAACTTGCAACTAATTTTGGTAGCCATCCATCTTCTAATAATTTAAGTTCTGAATTTTCAATATATATAAGCCTATAAGAAAATTCTTTTTTCCAATATAATTGAACTCTCATAGCTTATAAATTATGGTTTGCATAATACCAAATTAAAAAATTATTTATTGATATAATCAACGATTCTTTATAAGAAATACATTCACCACTATCAGATACAATATTTCCGCCTCCAAAACTATGTTTTTGTTCTATAATTGACATGTCAGTAAAAACACATCTACTAAATGATTCATGAGAAATAGTATATAGTCTAAATCCTTCAGATACAATACATTGAGATACTTCCATTATTGAATTCCAATCATAATGAAAACTAAGATGTGGACTTATATCAAATCTTTCTTTTTCAATTATTTTTTTTAATATATAAGCATCATTTTCCATTCCTAAAAATTCAGCGCATCTAATATTCAATTCTAGTATTTCTTTATTATTATTCATAAACGTTCTAAAGGGTAAATAACATCATCTAAATTAAATGCAGCTAATCTAATTTCAGAATCATCATCTAGATTATTATTATCTGCAATATCTCTCAATTGATCTTGAATTTTCTCAAGTTTAGCTTTTAATATTTCTATTTTTTTAACTTCGCTTTTTTTCATTTCTTTTTGATTACGTTACAAACATACAAGCTATTTATTTTTTATCCTAATTTTTAGAATAAAATTTATAATAAAAAATAATTATTTTCTGTAAGTTACTGTAAATCAATAAGAATAATTTTAACTTATTTTTTATTTTTCTTTTTATCAATTCATTTTAACTATCTTTGCAAAACGTCTATCATTCTTTTTGATTTTTAACTATTTTAAGGCTGCTATTATTAGCAGCTTTTTTAATTAAAAAACCCTCGCAAATTAATGCAAGGGTTAAAAATATTAATACAAAATGATTACACCTCAATAATAGTGATTTCTTTATAAAGCCCTTTAATATGCTTTTTAAGGTCGTTAAATACAGTTTCCTTATATTGTTCAATCGAATCATTAACCATTGGAGAAACGCACGCAAAATTCAATGAATCAGGATCAAAATATAATTCAACTTCTAAAACTTGTTTCTCTAATCCTTTGAATACAGGAATATTAAGCTTAAAAGTTTTAGCAACGTTAGTTTCTGCTGTTGTTGCTTTTAAGTCTCTTATATTGCCTCTATTGTCGTTTTGTTTGTCAACTTCTTTACTAATCTTAGCATTAATGTTTTTCAACTGCCCTGCTAAAATTCCAGCATCTGAAATATCCAAGAAACAACTACGATTCATTTTATAGAATTCAGATAACTTTTGAGGTGCTTGATATTCTCCAGTGTTAATTCTAAACTCTAAAAACTTTGGATTATATTTTAGACTTGCTTTAATTTCAGTTGAATAAAAGTCATTTTGCGACTCAATAAACTTAATAGTTAAATTACTTCTATCAAACAAAATAACAGCCTTTTTATGATCAAAAGTTTCATGTCTTGTTTCTAGATAGTCAATAACAGCGTTAATGTCCCCATCAACAACCAATTTAACAGGCTCTTTTAATTCAAGTGCCTTTCCTTGTCTTTCTACGATTTCTTTAAATTCAGTAGTCTCCATTTCCAGTATTTTTATTTAGTTCAAAAATTGTTGTTTGCATTTCTTCTTTTTTAGCAACTCTAGAGTCAATTAAATAACCTTTTTTATTATAATATAAGGCTTGTTTAGTATCTCTCTCAATTACTTTGTAACAGTCTTCTGTTACTGCTTTACTTCCAAATTTAATGTCTTCAATCAATGTTTCATTTTCTTTTTGCAAAGGTTTTTGCCTGAATTTGATTGTTTCCATAAATTCTTTTTTTTCAGCTTCAATATCACTAAGTAAAATAGTGTTTGCTGATAGTTTAGATTCTAATTCTTGAATCTCTTGCGGGTCGTATTGTTTTGTATAACTTTTAGGTTCTATACAATCTGCAATACCTTCTAACTCGTCGATTGAAATAAATTGTCTCATTTTGATTATTTAACGATTTGATTAATAATAGTTTCAGAATGTCCGTGAGCTGCTAATTGTTTTCTGATAGCTCGTTTTTTTACTAGATCATTTTCTAGTTTTTGCTGTTGTCTTTTTTGTGCTCTATTCATTTTTACAATTTTCTATTTCTTGAATAAGTATTTTCTCAATTTTCAATAAGTCATTATGTGTATAACTTGGATAAACAATGCTTAATATTTTATCAATATTTTCATTGAAGGTTAGATTTAATTCTTTGTAGGTTTTAGGCAAATCGTATAGTTCTGGATTAGCTTTGTACCTCTTAGGAATATTAATTCTTTGCATTCTTTTAATTTCACGTTGCAAATATACTAAAGCTTTTTGCAAATTGTCTATTTTAGTATCTTTTAGGTCGCACCTCCAAAGGTATTTTATTAAATTGGAAATATTACCTAAATACATTTCAGTTATGCAAATAGTCTCAATAGGCTGTGAATTATAGTGTTTTGGGTGGTGTATATGGTCCATTATATTTTATAAAAACATTCCTTTTCTCCAATCAATTTGAGCGAAAACATTTGGCATTTCAGATTCTAGAATCAATCCAATTTCATTTGCAATTACACGAATTTCATATTGACTATGAATATCACACCTAACATTTAACAAGCTTAACCAACTTCTTAAAGTACCGTTAAAACTCATTATAGTTTTAGTACAATTTGGTAAAATAAAGCGTGCGCACTCCTTTGCAACTCCAGATTCAATCAATCTATTATATAGATTTTCAATATCTTGTAATAGAATCTCTATTTGTTTTGACGCTGGTAAATTATGGATTATATTGTCGCTTAATGTAATTAATGGATCAAATACTTCTGTACTACTTTGTCTATTTTTAGAGTCCTCTTTTCTAAGTTCAAAAGGTTCAAAACCAATTGATTTAGAGTATCTTAACGAATGCTCTTGTGGCTTAATACTTGCATGTCTTAGTAATTGTCTACCAATGCTTAGGCTTGTCTCAATCTCAAAAACAAAGTTAATCATATCAAGGGGGCTGAGGTGCTTATTATCCATCAAATATTTTATAAGCTTTCCATTATCCTCTTTAATAATTCCGTGCCTTGCAATTGCTGCAACTATTTCTTCACTGTTTAGGTCGGAGTATTTACCTACTCCGACCGTTTTTGCAACTATTTCTACGTTCATAATTTTATATAATTAAAATGAATTCCATAATTATTTTACCAAATTAATTAAATTCCACTCTCCATTTTTACCGTTTTTCTTTTCAATATTGAATTTTAATACCTGATTTTCAACTAATTGCAATTCAACATCACTACAAATAACACCGTTTAAGCCTGTTAAAAACGTTACTTTGTACCACTTTTTAGAATCACTTGAGGGCATTAACTCTACTGTTTTAATTTTGTCTTGACTTATTGGAGCTTTATTTTTTATAGTTTCCTTTAATTCAGAAACTAATTTACTAAATTTCTTTTTATCAATTTCAGATAATTCTAAATACTTTTCTTTTAATGATTTTTCGGAATCACATTTTCTAAAATCATTTTCCAACCCTTTAATTCTTTCTTCCTCTTCTTTTTGAAGTTTTAATTCTTCTTGTTTTCTTTCAGGATTATCAATATCGTCCTCATCAGTTGCAATATGAAAATATTTAAGTAAAAAATATCTTTCTCCATATGTTAAAGCAGAACCTAACCCCTTTTCCCAGTCGTTTTGACCATTAGCTCCAAAAAGATTTTCATCTTTTTCTCCAGTCTCAATATCTATCCAAGTGAACCTCATCATTACTTTTGTAAGTATTTCAGATTTAATTTTTTCATTTGGGGTATTTACACCTATTTTATAATCTTGACGTTCATTATCAATTGACAATATCTCTTGTTTTAAGATTAAACCAAGATTATTCATTAATGGTTTAATATAGTCTAATACTTTTGCTCCAGTAACATATTTATAATTATTGCTAGATTTGTCTTTTGCCAATCCAATTATTGTAGCTTGTATATTATGTAATTTTTTATAAATACTCATTCTGATACTATTGTTATTAAAGTGTATGATTATTTTTTACAAAGTTAATACTTTTTGTAATACAATTAACAAAACTTAAAAAATAAAATTATAACTATCTATAAATCAATTCAATAATTTTATTTAGACTTAACTAAAAAATATTTTATTAACTTTGCAAAAAAAACAAATGGATATATTAAAAGCTAAGCAGATATTTGAAAAAAGAGAACCTTTTAACGCTCGTAAAAATAACGAAAAGCAAATAAAAATACTTGATAAAATGAAAGTTCATATTGATGGATGTTACCCTTATTCATTAATTGAGAAACGTAGACCCTATGAAGATGAGTTAATTCTACAATATCGTAAAGACAATTACGAGCCTTTGACAATGTCATTATTCAGAAAAGCAATTGATTCAAGTCACAAAGTTTTTAATCAAGACAATTACAGTTTATCAATGTCAAATGATCTAACAGAATATTTTAGTAAAAAGAAATATAATAACTTGTTAGTCATGGACTATTTACAAAGTTATGTTTTTATCAATATATTTAGAGACCCTAACGGTTTTCATTTTGTTTATCCAATTTTCAACGAAAATGATTCAAATGCAAAGCCTGAAATAGGATTAATCTATGTATCAAGTGACTTAATTATTGAAAATAATATTGAATACATTGCTTTTTGGTCAGATGAAACTAAAATAAGTTATTGGATAGCAGACAATGAAAGTATTTATGTATTTAATAAAACTGAAAAAGGGGACTTTATAGGTTCACTATTTGCAATGCATTCTTTAGAACGTATTCCGGCTATTATAAACGGTGGTATTTGGATTGAGTCTAATAAATGCTTTGATTCTTTTTTTAGTGCTGCTGTTGGCTTTGCAAATGAGTTTATAAAGCATTACAATGACTGGCAAGGTTTAATGGTTACGTGTGGGCATCCTATTAGGAGCATGAAACAAACTCAATGCAATGATTGTATGGGTAAAGGGTATCACGGAAATAAAGAGGATAAAACAACTTGTAACACTTGTCACGGGACCTGCGTAACCTTTGCAACTTCGCCTTATGGTGTTTATTATGAAAAAAATGCTAATCCTGCACTAGATGGTAGCGAAATCAAAGACACGGCCCCTATTACGTACCATTCACCACCAATTGAACCATTAACAAACTACCAACAAGCTTATGAGATGATGTGGAAAAAGACTGAAGAGTCTTTGAATTTAGAACCCGTAATGGAGGCTCAAAGTGGTGTTGCAAAGGCAATTGACAAAGAAAATGCAGACTCAATGGATTTAGAAATTAGTAACAATTTTTGGCGTATTGTAGAATCTTTTTTACTCATTTGCGAGGGTTACAGAAATAAACAAACATTTGAAAATCCTAATATTATTAAACCTACATCATTTTCAACAAGAAGTGAAAGTGATTTGATTGAAGAAATTACAAAATTAGAAAATGCAAAAGTACCGCAAGACTTGAAAAGTGAGATTTATAAGGAATTTTATAGAAAACGTTTCTTTGGTAACACTTCTTTAATATTGATGTATGAATTTTTAATTGATACAGACCCGTTATTTACTAGAAATGATGAAGAAAAGATATTTTTGAAACAAAGTGGGTACAATTTGGATGATATTTTATACAGTTTTTATGCAAAGGATTATTTGAGGCCGTTAATAGAAGAAAATAAATTTCAATTGAGTAAATTATTTGCAAATAAACAGTCTTTGCGTTTAAGGCTTATGCAATCGATTAAAAAAGATAAGGTTATGCAAGAACCTACATTATAGAAAATAGGAGCTTAAAACGCTCATATTTAGTTTATATAGTGAATATTGGTTCGTTTTTCATGTCATTTATTTTATCATGAATTTCACACCAATATTCACTTTCTTTTTTCATTCCACCCCATATTAGAAATCCAGAAATTAAAGTACTTGCATTTATTTCTTTTTCATCTAATTCTAATAAATCTTCATAATCAAATTTATCTAATAAATCTTCTAAATCCTCTTCGATTAACAAGTCTTTGAAAAATTCAGATAGTTTTATTTTTAATTCTGCAATTTTATCAATTTCTTTATTTGATAAGTCTTTTATAACTGTACCACTTAATTCAATTATTTTTTTCAAGTTTGAAATTTCAGTTTGATATTCAACTATTTTATTATAGTTAATTTCATTTGATAAAACTAAATCTTTGTTTTCTTGTTCTAGAATCTTATTTTTAGCTTCGTTATCATTACCCCAAATTATAAGCTTTGAAATCCTTTCATTTTGAGATTCAACAGATTTAATAGCGTTTTCTAATTCTGTTTTTAGAGTAGTTTTTTCATTAAATAAATCAAGTCTATCAAAACTTTTTGATTCAATTTCGGATTCTAATTCATATATTTTATTATACGAACCGCTTAATTTTATTTCAAGTTCTGTAATTTTTGATTCTAATTCTTGTATCAAAAGAATTTTACTTTCTAGAAATTTTAATATTTTTTTCATTGTATTTGTGTTTGTGTAAGTGAGTGTATTAAATTTTGTAATTGATGTATGTATTTTATGTTGTCAAGTCTAATATAATTATCAATAGTGATATATAAGGAGTTAGTATATTTTAAGAAAATATAGTCAATTTTTATAGAACCGAAATTCATATTGAATGCAATTCTATCTTTATGACTATTTTTATTCTTTTCAAATCCAAGATTCAATAATCTTTCTTCTGTTATGTCAATCCCTTTTAACATCATTGAATCTGCGTTATTAACCAAGCGTTCAATATTATTTACTGTTACTTGCGTATCAATTGACTTTAATTCTGTACCTTCGTAGTGTTGCATACTAATCCAGTTTCCTACTCTAATTTCTTCTATTTTTACCATTATCTTATAATTTCTCTTAAACAATATACAATAGTTTTTTCAAAATATCTAAACTTATCAGAACCTCTAGCGTTACACAATTCTAATAACTTATCTTTGATTCTATCAAATTTTTCTCTATCCTCTTTTGATTCACTCATTCTATTAGAAGGCAAAGGAATAGAAAACTCTTTTTGAATTAATTCTTTTGCAATTATAAAAGCTTCGTTATAATGTGCATTTTTTTGACTCATTTCATTAAATGCAATATTGAAATTTATATTAGCATGATTTTGAAATACTTCTAATAAAGTTTCTTTAATAAAGTTTAATCTAGCTTCAATTTCCAATTCATTAAATTTAACTCCATATATACTAGAAATTTCTAATGTTTTAGAAAAATCAATATTAGAAACATCAAAGTTATTTTGTAATAATTCTAATTTAGCATTTTCTAAATCTGATGCAATTACAGTTATAATATAATTGTAATTCGAATCTGAAAAGTCAAATTCTTTTTTTTCTTGTTTCTTTTTATCTATTAGCATAATTCTTTTTTTTTTGCAAAGTTAATGTTTTCTGTAATACAAAAAGCAAAATAAGAAAAATAAAAATTATTCTCACTAATAATCAATTAGTTAAACAAAACTTGTAAAAATAATTTACATTTTTTGTTGAGTGTATTACAAAAGTCACTAAATTTGTGACATAATCAAAAGGAATAAGAAAATGACAAAGACACAATTTAAGCAAATAGCAACTTCAAAACTAGAATCATTAAGTACAAATGATTTAATAGTAGAACTGAAAAAATTACAAGGCAATTATTCAGAATCAGCAGCTTTACTAGAAAGTTCAATTTTAGACATTTTAGATTTAAGAATGGAATCTAAAGAATTTATTGAACTTTGTGATTCGTTAAATGATTTAGAAGAAAATGAAAACACTTTTGAAGAGTGGGAAAGTTGGAAAGATTACCAACAAACAGATAGAGAAGCTTATAACGATTATTTACAAGAATGTCATGTATAAAATAAACAAACAATGTAAACGGGATTATTGTGGTTGTAGATTAACTATTATTTATTGTGATAATGATGTTACAATAGACAAATTAAGGCAAATAATGAAGCCTAAACCAGCAAAAGAGGGTATAAAAGGGAGCCAAGCAACAAAAGAAAGTCATATTGATATATAAAAGAAAACCGTTAGAATAATACTAACGGTTTTTTAATTACTTAATCATATTCATTTTTATATAACTCGCATTCATCTGGCATAGGTTCATTTAATTCATCTCCTAATTCATATGCGTTTCCTTTGTGCTCAACTATTGGAGGGTGTAAAAATATATTTTTACTAGTGCAAAAAAGCAAATCTCTATTATATTCAGTTTCACCCATAACAGGGTGATCATCTTTAATTGTAACCTCTTTTTTAACCAAAAATTTACAACCAAAACAAACTCTATAATTTTCAGGGTTTTTCTTACAAATACTTTCATGATAAATTGCAAATCTTTTTATTTGATACAATTTTCTGCAATATTCACACTTGTAAACTTCTTTAATTTCTGTTATCATTCTTATTTAATTTAATTACTTATCGATTTTCATATTAGTAGGAATTGCTGAGTGTAAACAATTGAATCCACCTTCATATATATAAAAGTTTGCAGGTGTTGTATTTGGTATCATTCCCCTACCGTTTCTATAAGCCCAATTTATTTCCTTTTGCAGGTCCTTAATTGGTATTATCTCCATTCCTACCCATCTAACACATTGAGGCCGTGAATCTTTAACAGTGTTTCCTACATACCTAATTGCATTTAAGCCGTAAGATTGCGCTATATTTGCGTTTAGTTGTCCGTCAAATTGCATTAAAGCGTCCCTTGTTACTTGAATTGTATATTTTGTTAGTTGATTTGCATTTTTACCAGTTCCTAAAAACTCCCCCACTTCTTTTGCAGTTGTGGATAAACTTTGATTTGAAATAGCAGCATTCAAAAGTATATCTTTTAGTTTCTGTCCAAAACTTGGAACTTCTGAAATATTTTTCAATAGATTAGTTTTAACAAACTCACTTTGCACTTCTGCATAATCGTAGAATAACTTTGTTTTTACATCAATATTGTTTAAGCTTTTTTGTAAGCCTGCGTTTAATTCTACTATTGCGTTGAAATCCCTCACAAATCCATTTGTAAGCTTTTTGAAGTCCGTTTTAGCAAAAGCCTTATCTAACATCAAACTAATATTAGATAGGGCGTTTACGGTCTTTATATTCCATTTTATTTTTCCCTTTTCGCTTACTTGGTTTAGAATATCTGTAATGATTGCAAGTAATTCAATAGATGCGTTATCACTTGAATTAGTTATTGCATCAATAACATTTTCAACAAGTGATTCTTTTTCAAGTAATAATTTTTCAAACTCAGTCATGTTGCAAATTTAGTAATATTTTACAATTGAAAGTAAAGAAGCTAAAAATATATCATAAAACTTTAATTTCGTTTATATGTGAACAATCAAAACTAACATAGGCGTTTAGGAAATATTTATTATTTGGGTACTTTTCTTCAATAATATCACAAACAGATTCTACAGTTTCACCTCTAACAAAAATCAATTCTCTAGAATCTAATAAAACTAAATATCCTTTTAATTCATTTTCTTTTCTTTTATCCTTTGGAGTATAGCTAATACTGTCCATTGATAAGTAATTTTTATATTCTTTCTTTGCCATAATTAAAACGGTTGTATCAATTCTTTTACTTTGTAAATACATTTTTTATTATAGTCACTCATAACAAAGTTTTTACCCATGTTATAAAATTTCAATCCTACTTTACCATAACCACAATTCAAGTCACCAACTGTTTTGAATTGATAATGATTTGATAACCAATTTAATAATATATCTGAATTATTTTTTAACTCAAATGTGAAATTAGAATCAAAATTAACATCAAAATGATAAATTAATATTGCACATTCTGAACCGTTTAGAGTCGTTTTAAGGACATTGTCAGGTATTGGATAACTACCAACATCACAAAAACCAGTTATTAAGAAAATAGGCTTTTGAAACTCTTCAATCATTTTGCAAATAGCTTTTGCATATTCGTTGAATTGTACTTTTGCTTTACTTCTTTTGTTAAATTCTTTAATACCACTTTTCCAAGCTAATTCCATGTAAATCAAATCACATGTTTCGTAAATGGGTGGTAAATAGCATTTAGAAATATCGTTTTGGAAAACTGTTGAGTTGTTTATTTCGAATGAGTTTAATTCGTTTGTCTCAATTTCCTTTGTTAGTGCACTGTGGTAAATCATTTTTATTGTATTCTTTTTAGTAAATCAATACAAGTACATTCAAAAATAGTTTGAAAAGAAACTGTTGCTTCTATAATGTCATGTCCATATCCTGAAATATTTAGTTCTTCATTCACTATTGTTAACATACCATTTTCTTCAATAATATCTACATCAATATCAAATGTAACTTTTACTTTATCTTTGATTGGTATATTATTTTTATCTAGTATAACAAGTTTACCAATTTCCTTTTTAAGGTCTTCAATTTTTTTTCTTAGTTCGTTATTTTCTATTTGAGTATTAGTCAATTCAATATCAAATTCATGATATAAGTTTTCTAATTGAACTATTCTACGTACTTTTTCCTCTATAAATGTTAATGTTTCTTTTGTCATTTTATAATTAAATTAATTATTTCTTGTATTTGTGTATCTGTTAGGGTTAAATTGTGATGCAAATAAAAGTAGTCTGTTAAATCTTGCTTTTCTTGTCGTTTTATTTTGATTAATCTAGAATCAATTTCATATTGTTTTTGCAAGTTAATCCAAAAGTCAACTTGAATTCCTAACATTTCTTCTAAAACAATTGCGTGATATATTTTTATATCAGTTTTGTCTTTTATCAATTGATTTAAGTAATAAACTTGAAGTCTAGTTAAATCTTTTCTAGCTTCTAATTCTAGTTTAATTAATTCAGTCGGGTGGGTCGCTTCGTAAGGTATCATTTTAATTTATTATAGATATATATCTGAATTATTAGTTTCAATATTGATTATATTTTTAGGTTCCTTAAAGTTATTTACAACTTGAATAGAAACTCCTTTACTTAAAAAGTCTTCAATTTCTTGTAAATCTTCAATTCTATCTTCAAATTCTGAATCTTTTATATTGTCAGGATGTGCAATCATACAATATTTTACACTTTTTATTTTTTGCAATATTTCTGAATTTTTCATTTTATTTATTTTCTATTTCTAAACTTAAATTTTCAATATCTTCTTTATTTTTTAATTCGCTATATAGCTTAACTATAGAATTTAACGCCTTAATTCTATCATCTTCAGGACCATTAAAAACATAATTAGGATTTAATAAATATTTATGTTGAAAAGGGTTGTAAATGAAATCTTTTTTTATCAATGAATCAATACAATTATAAATTGTTCTAGTTGTAACATTCATTTTATCTGCTAAATCTTTAACTAAAGATGTATTTATGTATATATCTATAGTTGCAAATTTCATTTTGCTTATTAATAAGCTTAACAATTCAATTTCCCTTTCACTAGGGAATCTTTTTTGTTCAATTATATTTTCATAATAAAATCTAACATATTCTATATTCAATTTATAACCATTAAAATCAATTGACATTTCAGGAATATAATTAAACCATTCGCCTCTAATTAAATAATCTTTGTATTTTTCATGTAATAAAGATTCTTCAAACGATCCACCCTCTTTAGTAAAAAGTAATTCTAAAGTATCAGAACTTGAAACTTGTAAATCAATTAATCTTTTTTTAGGATTCTTTGAATGTCCTATTTTACAAGTTTTATTATTTTTATTATAAATTAAATATACCATTTTATTTTAATAGTTTATTTTCTGAAATTAAATATTCAATGTCTTCTTTCCTTTCTTTCATGGTTCCACTCCAAAATATTTCAGAATTCAATTGATAATCAGAATAACCATGTTTAATTAATACTTGATGTTTTACTAATTTTGTAATTGCATCCTGAACTGTTCTAATTGAAGGTACTGAAACTTTATCTTTATCAAAAGAGTTTATAAATTCTTGCATAAACTCTTTTGAGTGCCTAATATAGCCATATTTATTAGCCTTAGGAATAACCCACATTACATAAATTATAGCCCATTTGTCATCAACATCTTTAAGAAAATTAAATACATTATGATATAATTGGGTAAAATCCATTTCGAGATCAATATAACCTTTAGTTTTACTTTTGGTTATTACAGTCTCTTCTTTTTCAAAGAAAAATCTTTTTGTAGCCATGATGCAAATATACTGCACAATTGCATATTGTGCAAATAAAAAAGAATATTTATTTTAACATAATTTATTAACATTATTTGCATTTTACAAATGTTTATAAATGGTTAAAAATATTATGCAACTATAGCAGCATAATTATGATGCTTGTATTGTTAATATTGTGCCACTATAGCAGCATAATTTTTGACTTAATTAATTGATAATCAGAAATTTAATGCTATTTTTCTATTTATTATGTATGTTCGCTTTTAGCAGCATTTTTTTAGCATCAAAATGAGTAAACGTAATTTAATAACGTTTCTTTTTTTTACGTATTTTTTTACAAAAAATCCTATCTATTTTAGCAAGTTATTTTTAACTAATTCAATAGCTCCTATTGATTCTATTTTGCTTAATTTACTTTCAATGTTAAGTTTAACATGTACCGTATCAGATAAAAGATCACTATCAATAGTGATATTGATTTTCATTTGCTTTTTATCTACAATCTTATCACAAATTAACATAATTTGTTCCATTTGTGATTCATCTAAATTTAGATTATGTTGTTCAAACATGTGTTCAAACAAGTTATTATATTTTTCGTTCATATTCTTTTTTTAAGCTGGCAAATAGCCCCTAAGGGCGTATATTTGCATTTGGGTTACTTTTTTTATCAATTATTATTTTATGAGATTCTCTATGTATAAAAACATATCCAAACTTACCAACCGTTTCATGAATATATCCTAAAGAATTAAAAATACTTTTATCAAAGTTTTCAGGAATTAAATCTTTCCATATTTGCATATTTTTTTTAATAATAAAATAAACAATATCTGTTTTAGTTTGATTTGAAAGTAAATTCAACTTGTTTTTATCTAAAAAACCTTTAGTTGTTATTATATTAAGATTTTTATTAAATTCTTTTATTTTCATTATTTTAATTGATTAAGTAATTCTTTTTTTTCTTTTAATTGTTGGTTTAACTCAAATATATTTGATACAATCTTATCAATTTCTTTGATAATCAATTCTTTTCTACATTCATTTGCAGCCTCGTAACTATCAAACCATTGTATACTTTTTGAGGTTCTATATTCTGTTATAGGTTCCCCGCTTTGCCTGTCAATGTAGCGAATAGTAGTATTTGTTTGCTTGATAATTCTAAGCTCTAGAATCTCATTATTTTGCAGTCTAAACAGTTTCATTTGATTCTTATTTTTTTACTTTGTAATACAATAGTTTCTTTAATTGATGTTTTTTTAGAATAATCTTCCAACTCTTGTTTTATCCTTTGTTCAACAAACTTTTTTGCAATTTCTAAAGTATCGAATTCATAACTATATAATTTTTTCCACTCTAAAAATACTCTATATTGAACTTGATAAACTGTATTTTCATTTAATAATTTCCTTTCAACTATTCTGTAAGTTGGTAGTTTATTATTATCTTCTTGATATTCTCCATACATTTTGTATATGCAAAAAGAAATAACAGAAAAACAAAAAAGCGAAAATACGATAATATAATAAATTTTCATTTTGATGTTGCTATAATTGCGTCTCTTTTCAACTCTAAATCAATTAATTCAAATTCTAGATTTATCAATTGATATTCGTTTTTCAACATTTTTCTTTCAATTGCATCTAATTCATTTTCTAGTTTATGGTCAATAATTGCATTTTTAATTATTCTTTTTCTTTCAACTAATTCTGTTAATGATTGTGATTTTCTTACTAAATTTTCCATTTTATTTATATTGAGTTTTACGGTATTCTTTCCAGTTTCTTTTTTCTTTTAATCTATATGCAGAATTGCAGCCTGAATGCCAACCACAAAAACTACACAACCCTATCAATTTATATAAATAACGCCTTCTTTTTATTTTATAGATTTTATTCATTTTATTATTGAGTTAAATTTAATGCAGTTTTAGAGATCTGCAAACTCTTTGATTATTTATTTTCGATTATTTGAATATAAGATTTACAAGCTTTTTCGAATGTTTCAGATTCCATGTAACTAATCATATCTTCTTTAGTTTTGATAAATCCTTTTTCGATTGCATCCATGATTGTCATATCGATTGCCATTGTTGCGATTGTTTCTTTACTTAAATTTTCCATTTTCTTTTTCTCTTATTTCTTGCTACAAAGTTAGTACTTTCTGTAATACAAAACACAAAACTAGTTAATTATTTTTACAAATTTTGTGTAACTTACTCATTTACAACTAAATAATTTTACAAAATAAAACCCTTCCATCTCTGAAAGGGTTAAACTCAATTAAACTAAATGAATGAAAAATATTAAATTAAATACCTAATAATTTAAATAATCTACCAATTTTATCCAAAACACGATCTAAATATAAAAATACTAATAATTTGTTAATTTTATTCAAAATTGGGTTTAAGAATTTTCTACTAAAACTTTTTATTGATCTTACAATTCTGAATCTAGAATTCAATTCGCGCCCTTTATCAGTGTCTTTTATTATTTCTTTTCTTTCTTCTTGATTGAATAATATTTTTTTCTTTTCAATTGGAATATCAACTCTTTTATAAACAGCATTTTCTCCCAAAAAAAGCTTATTATAACACCAATGCGCAATATACATCTGAATTACAAATACAAAAATAAATTCAAATACTTCTCTATTCATTTTTTCTAAATTATTGGTAATATTGATATTCTTTGCAACATATCATAATACTCATCTCTACTTTTTTCACTATCAAAATATAAATATTCTGTTTCTTTCATTGTCTCAAAATTAATTCTAAAAATTAAAACTTGGGTATCTTCAAATCTTTTACCAAACATAGTTTTTTTAATAGAAATAACGTGATCTAAATTAATTATATGATTTGATAAATTGTATTTTCTGCACCAATGACCAGCACTTAAACTATCATATTGATTATTTGATTCGAATTTCAAATCATTTTCATTACTTTTCGGGGTTGGGTGTGTTATTAGATTCATTTTCTTTTTCGTTAAACACTATTGTAACCTGAGGCGGTGCAATAGGTTGGTTATTTTGATTATTATTCTGATTATTGTTTAATCTTTGTAGTTCATCCTCATTGCCTATAATCTTATATAAAGCGATTTGCAAGGCTGGATTATCAGAGTCTTCCCATTTGTTCCTTAACTTCCTTTTAACCTTAATTTTAGCCTCTAAAATAGCGTTGTTAATGCTGTCAGATTTGTGTAGTTCATGAAAATAAAATGTTTCTCTAGAAATACCCATTAAACAAGAAATTTCATCAATATAATATACTTTTTCTTCTTCAATTATCTTAAGTGCCTTGTTAATGTATTCTTGTTTTTTTTCGCTAATTATTTCTTTATCCATATTTTTTTTGCAAATATAGTTAATTTATGGATATGTATAAAAAATATTTAGATTAGTCTAAAATTGTTTCATGAAAGTTAAAGGAGTATTTCCATATAGTGGGGTTTTGCCGTCCCACTTTTATTTGTTATTTTAATTTTATTGTTGTATATTTGCATTATGAGAAGTGATTTTGTTGTTTATGCTCATTATAAACAAGATAATAATGAATTGTTTTATATAGGTGAAGGTACCGTAAAAAGAGCTTATAGTAAACATAGTAGAAGTAAATATTGGAAAAATACTGTTAAGAAACATAATGGATTTATAACTAAGATTCTTTATGAAAATTTAACTAAAGAAATGGCAGAATATATTGAAACTAATTTAATAAAATTTTATAAAGAAATAGGCTACCATATTGTTAATTTTTGTATAGGGCCTGCATTTAAAAACCATTGGTTACTTAATTCTCCTAAAGAAAGGCACCCTATGTTTGGTAAAAAGATGCCAGAACAATCAAAAAGAATAATAGAATGGAACAAATTGCATTCTGGAGTAAAATCACCTACATATGGGTTAAAAAGGCCTGATTTAACTGAAAGAAATAAATTAGGCCTTAATTGTAAAAAAATAATATGTATTGAAACTAATGAAGTATTTGACTCTATTAAAAAAGCTTCCGAAAAATATGGTAGAATATCTCAAAAAGCTTTGAAATTTGGCAATAAATCAAGAGGTTTTCATTGGGAGTATTTTACTTTTGCATCAAATGTAGATTAGGAGGCACAAAATATAATGGTTGTTTAGTTTCTTTCCAAGCTTCTATAAATTGTTGTTGTAAAACTTGGGGTGTTAATCCTTTGGATAAATTAATATTTTCTTGTGCTTTAAGATTTGCTAATTCATTTCTTTTCCTTTGTTCTTGAATTTGTTGATCTAAAACGCTTAAGTTTGTATTAACTTCATTTCTACTATCAATTTTATCTTTTACTTTTTTAGAAAAGTCTAGATTAGTTGAAAATGTTATTAGGTGTAATCCTTTAGTTTCGAATGCTTTAGATACAATTTCTTGTATTTTAGATTCAAATTTTAGACTTCCACCGTTTGCCATTAGTGTATCAGTTAAATATTTACGGCTTTCTTCTTTTATCAAGTCATAAATTTGAGGTTCTAAAATATTGTCTTCAAGTGATTTCATGAATTCTTTTGAGGCTCCTAAACGGGCATTTTCAAAGACAACATCAACAACTTTAGATTCAATTACTTTGTAAGAATAGCGAGGTTTAACTGTAAATTCTGTGTTATCAGAACTTTTAAGTTTCAATATTCCATCTTCACCTTCTTTTACAAAGTCTGCACGTTGTTCAAACGCTGGAACTTCAAATAACATTCCACCCATTGGCACCCAAACGGAACCTTGTTGTTTTGAGTAGTCAGATTTGCCATTTTTACCATAGCTTTCCATTAATACACCGTAGTGATTTGGCTCAATTCTAGTTGAGCATGATGTTAATACTAAGATTAACATTGATAATAATACTTTTTTCATTTTTTTAAGTGGTAAATAATATTGTAAATAATTAATAATAAGATGTAAGCTATTGAAAAAATAATGATTGACATTGATAACCATGGGTTAAAATGGTTGAAAATATAAGGAATCGAGTTGCATAAAATAGTAATGAATACTATTAAAATAGAGATTGAAAATGTGGTTAATTTTATCATATAAATATTTAGATTATTTTAACATACGAATCAAATGATTTACTGTATAAAGTATATTTTTGAGCTGTTAAATAAAGTATAATATCTCCATATTCTATATCAATTCGAAAATCATTTGGTATAGTTTGAATTCTATTACTAGAATAAACTTCAAATTCAACACCTTCGTAATATAATCTTTTGCATTTCTCTAAAGGTGTTTCATTCTCATTTTTAGCACTTATAAAGCACTTTTTAGGTTTATCTAATATTAACACACCGTCTACTAAATTAACGGTTGTATTAGGGCTTAAATTTGATACATCAATATTAGCTTTTTTAATAGCCTGGTTGATTAACAAGGCTTTATTTATTTTTTTAAGTTTCATAACTTTGTTGTTTTTACGTATTTTTCATTTACTAGAAATACATTAACATCTTTACCTAAGAATTTTATGTTGAGTTCTACACCAAATCTACCAAAGTCATCTAAATTGTTTTGAGGTGGTATAATTTCGTTGTAATCAGTTTCATTTATAATTGCAGATAAACCGTCAGGAATTGGAATATCTGCTTTTATAACGTCTGTAATTAGCTTTTCAAATTCTTTGAATCTCATAAATTAAAAGGGTAGTTCATTAAAAAAGTCACTTGGTTTTATTTTTTCTACTACTGTTTGTTGAATTATTTTAGATTCAATCACATTTTGAATTTTCAAAATATAAACAGGTTTATTAAAAAGAGAATTAAGCCTTTTAGCTTCGATTTCTGCTAAAGTTTCAGATTCATGTACAAATTTAGGAGCCCTTTCAGAACCCTCAACTAACAACATAAAATATTCTTTTGTATTTTCCATAACTTAAAAAGGTAAATCGTCGCTTACTGGGTTTGTAAATTCTTGAGGCTTAACGTTTTCGGGTGGTTGTGGTTTATACAACTCTTCTTTTACGTTTGTAGTTGTCGTAGTTGGTTGTGTTTCAGTTCCAACGGGTGCAATTCTCCACGCTTCAATAGTGTTAAAAAACGTTTCAACGCCTTGCGGATTAATCCAAATACGCCCCCTTAGGTTTATATCACATTCTACGATTTGTTCTAATTTGAACTTATCTAAAACGCTGCAACGGTCTTGAGAAAGTTCTAATTTAATCATTTGTGGAAATGCTGGATTTTCAGCAACTTCCAAAACGAATTCTCGTTTTTTATAGGTTGCACTCACGTTTTGAGTGTCCATAATTCTAAATAACTTACCTGTTAATTTCATTTTATTTATGTTTTAATTGTTTTATTTTAGATTCTTATAATATTCGAATTGTAGACTATCTAATGTTAGATTTCTAAAAGAATTTCCACTGGAAGATATTGCATAATCCATTCCTTTGATTTTAAGATAAAATATGCTAAAATTATTTCCAACTCGCTCATACTCAACTTCTTTTGATTTTATTTGTTTAGCTTCATGGCAAGATGTAAAAAACATCAAAGCTAAAAATATAATTGTTATTTGTTTCATTATCTTTTATTTATGTTTTAATTGTTTTATAAAAAAATGTGAGTCAAAAAATTTCCTATTAAAAACTATCCTCACTGAATAAAAACCAATTGTGAATTGTGTAGGTATCTAAAGAATAAACCTTCTACATCTAAATATCACATTAGTAATATCTTTTTTAATCAAACACCCGCTAAACCGTTAATATTGTAGATACAACAATGGTTTTGACTTCGAAGTTTGTGCCTTTTAAGGATTCGAACCCTAATCTACCATTTCGCAATGGTCATTTTATCCAATTAAACTAAAAGGCTGCTAGCATTGCTCCAACCATTAAGGGTATGACATAATCAAATATTACGGAGTTGCATTTTATGGGGTCGGGGTTGGAATCGAACCAACAAAGGAATAAGATACTTTTATTAGGTTAATTACTCCTTTTTGTTTCTCTTATAATTACTTACACTACTAACTAGTCTTCATGCTTTTATCAATTTCCTTAAAGATACTTGCTCTTATACGTGACTTGCTCTTATGCGTTTACCATTTCGCCACCCGACCATTTCAACAATGCAAAGTTAATACTTTTTGTAATACAAAATACAAAAAAAGCAAATTATTTTTTAATTATTTTCTAAATACTTGATTTTCAACAATAAAAAAGCTGTTATTTCTAACAGCCTTATAAAAATTTATGAATACAAATCTAACCTTTTAACCTATTGTTTAATTTCTTTTGTCTTTCTGTAATTGCATAAATACCATGTTCATTGATACTTACATTTGTTTGAGGCATTTTATTTGGTAAACTCAAAATAGCACTTTCAATATTTTCCATTCTTTTTTCCAAATTACTAGTATCTAAATTCGTAGTTTCACCCCCTCGCATCATTAATACACTTTCTTTCATTTTTGGCATCAATAAAGCTTTATTCAAATCTAATCTATTTTCGTGGATTGCCTGAAATATAGGTTTATACTTTGCGGTTTTTTCAGCCGTAAAAACAAACTCTTTTTTGTGAACCACTCCAGCCTCTTGACTCGTTGAACCGTCTCCAGTATAACCACCCGTTTTGAATCCACTTGCAGCCGCTTGCGCTTTTTGTTTTGCAGCTACTAAACCAGCCCCCAAAGCCGCTACCGTTGCCGCTATTGCAATAATGTTAAAAGGTGGGGGCATGTTTGCACTCTTAGCAATTGCAGCCGCACTATTAGCTAATAATTCAATGACTGCTAAAGCTTGCTGCTTACGTACAAACTTTTCACGCTCCTTATTTAAGTCATCCAAACGCTGCTTTTCTAGTTTTAATTGAACTGCATTTCCTTTTTCTGCTAACTTTTCAGCCTCTTCAACTCTTTGTTCTTGTGCCTTAATTAATCTGTCTTGTTGTGCAATTTGAACATCAATTATTTGCCCTAATGCACTAGTAACGGCTAAAACAGAATTTAAGATAAAGTCAACAGTTGAGTTAAAACGTTGAATTTGAAATTGTTTTTGAGCCTCAATAGTTTCTTTCTCATTATCTTCAATTTCTGCTTTTAACTTCTTTGCTAATTCAGACTGTTTGCCATTTGCGGCAACTTCAGCATCATACAACTTTTGCAAACCTTCTTTTCTAGCTTTTAACCTTAAAGCCATTGCAGTTTCTTCAAATTTAACTTGCAATTTTATAAAGTCATTACCTAAATTGATAATATTTTGCCCTATTTCACCCCCTAAACCTCCTTGTTTTGCTACATTATCACGAATTGAGCTTAAACGGTCTTGAATGTCTTGTTCTGCTTTTTCTCTTTTCTCAATTTGTTCATTTAAGATTCTCAAATTCAATTCATTAACTTTTTGTAAGTAAGAATATTCTATATCATACCTTCTTTGTGCTGACTTATCCAAATCATTTTCAATTACTTTTAATTTAGCTTTGTAAGCATCTATTTCTAATTCAATAGCTGCTATTTCTTGAATTGTACCAGCATAAATACGTTTTCTTTTAGCTTCTGAAAGTTCATCTTCATTCTTTTTTCTAGCTTCTAATAATTCTTTTTGTACCAAGTTTTCATTTTCTACTTGTCTATCCTTTTCAATTAATTGACTAGCGCCTTGTGCCTGTGAACTTCCAATATCCGCAATTTTAGCAACTTGAAACTGTTTATTAATGTCGTTTAACTCAATAACACCCTTTTTTAAGGCTTCTTTTTGTTGATCTATAAAAGTGTTTAAGTATTGCACTTGTTTTTGATAACTAAACTCAACAATTTTCAAATTATCATTTTGATAAGCATCAGTAATTTTATTTTTTTCACTCTCAAAATTATTAGTCAATTGCAAAAGATTAGATTGATATTCAGTTGTAATAAATGTAATAATTCTATTACGTTCGTCTGTTGTTATAAACTCGTTTTTAAGCCTCAATTCTGCTTTTTTCTTAGCATCATTAAGCTTTTCAAGTTCACGGTCTCTATCCTTTTGTAATTCGTTAAGTGCTATATTTTGTCGTTCTGTTGATTCTCTTTTAAGTACACTAGTTTGCAAAGCTTGGTTATCAATTTCGATTTTTAATTGAGTTGCTTTGGATTTACGTTGAATTTCTTGTAATTTAATTAAATCAGTTTGTTCCTGCATTTTGGTAATATTAGCCTCAATAGCCTTTGTATTAGCCTCAATTAGTTTGAGGTTGTATTCATATTGCTTTGCTGCTTTTCCGTGCGCTGAACCGCTCCCACCTGCATTTGCGTTGACTATGTTAGTGTTTTTCTTTACTTCTCCATTTGTTCCTATAATAGCAACTCTATATCTGTCAATTGTACTTACTCCTTTGTCGATATTATCAAAGTATTTAACAATATTAGCCCTTATACTAGTATCTCCAAATAAATCTGAAATACCTTCTGCAAGTCCCGTTACAGTTGAACCAATATCACCAGCATTTCTCCTAATTACTTCTAAACGCCTTTTTATATTTGTTTCAGTATCAAAAACATTACCATCCTCTTTAGCTCTTTTTGCGGCTCTTTCTTCAATTTGTCTTATTTCATTTTGTGTTTTTGCTATCAATTCTAAAGTATTAGCCTCGTCTTTTCTAAATTTATTGATTTGTGCTAAATTTGCGGGCAAATTTGGATCTAATCCTTTCAAAGTGCCTTGTAAACTTGCTAAGGTTTTTGTTTGTTCCTTTTCTTCTTCTTTTAATTCATTTAACCTTGCATAAGTTTCTGAAAATGTTTTTAATTGAATATTTAATGTTTCGTATTCTCTTAACAAATTACCTAAATTCTCTCTTTGGGTTGATGAAAGTCCATTATCCTTTTCTTCAATCATATTTAGAAGGGTTAACCTTTGTTTGACCTGGTTAGTTAGGTTTTCCTCTTGTTCCTTAGCTTTCATTTTATACAAAGTATTGTTTACCATTGCCCTTGTAACTTCTTCTTGTGCCCTTCTTATCAAATCTAAACTTGTATACTCATCAATTAAAAAGCTAAGATATTGCCCGTAAACTGCGTTTAATTCGTTAATAGCTTGTATTCTTTCCTCTCTAGTTCTAACATCTGATGTTGCAACTATTACAAGACTTTCTAAATTTGTAAGTTCTTTTCCAAGTGATTCTGTAGCTTCGTTTCTTAATTTATTTCCTTTTTCAGTTTCCTTATTCAAATAAACTATTCCAGCTACTAAAGCAGCGACGCCACCAACTAATAAACCGTAAGGGTTTGCCATTGCTATTGCCATTAATCTAGTCAATGCTGCACTTTGTAAATTAGTAACGGTTGCAAAAGCTTTGCCCTCAATTATTGCAAGTTTTTGAGCTGCTAAATTTAATAATAATAAAGAAGTACTTCTTATTAAATGCAAGTTAAATAATACTATTGCACTACCTAACAACATAAAAACATCTTTATTTTCTTTTACAAACTTTGGAATTGATGCAATAGCGACCCCAAAAGCATAAATATACGTTATTGTAGCACTCAAAAAGTCAATAAATGAGTTTATAGCAGGTAACAACAAATTAACACCATCACGCAAAAGAATTACAAAATTATCTTTTAACGTGGATAATTTGCCGCCCGTTGTGGTGCTTTGTCGTTCCATCATGTTAAAGAACTTTCCACCCTCCGACGTTACAGTAACAAAAGCCTTTTCAACTTGGTCAAATCCAATTAAACCACGTTCCATTTCAGCCTTAAGGGTTGCCATACTTTTCCCCGTATTTCGGCTTATTTCTTGTAAAGGGTTAAAACCTGCATTAATCATTTGTAAAACCTCTTGACCCATTAAACGGCCAGCAGCTTTAACTTGACCAAATGCAAGTGCAAGTGAGTTAAGCTTTTCACTGTTGCCCCCTGAAACATCTCCTAAAGTTTTCAAAGTTGGTAATAACTTGTCAGCCTCAACTCCAAAACCTAACAAAACCTTTGTTGCTTGTTGCAAATCTGAACTTTCAAAGGGTGTTCTAGCTGCTAAATCTGTTAATTCTTGATTTAATATTTTTGCAGCTTCGGCACTACCTAACATTACTTCCGCACTTATTAAAAACTGTTCTTGATTAACAGCAGCATTAAAACCAGTACTAAAAATGTCTTTAATGCCTTGTAAGCCCGCTTGTGCGACGTTAAAAGCTGCAATACCTGTAAATGTAGCTCTAGCATCTTCTAATATCTTAGAAAACGCTGATTTTCCAACTGATTCAAGTCTTTGTAATTCTGTTTGTGTTTTTCTCAATTCATTATTGAATTTACGTAATGAATTTACATCATTTGCAGAATCTCTAGACTTTTTTAATAAACTTTCTTGTTCACGTAATTTGTTTATTAATCCGGTTGTTTCTTTTACTTCTTTGTCAACTGCATTCATAGAGTCAACGCCTTTTTTACTTGTATCTGCAAAAGATTCGTTAACTTTTTGAATAGCTTTTATGTAGTTTTCTAATGATTTTTGCGCTTGTTCTGTGGATAGTTCAAACTCAATTATTACCTTTTCAGCCATGATTTATAATTTTGTGCAAATATAAATAAAAAAGCACCTCAAAAGAGATGCCCTTAATAATATGAGAAAAGTTTTAATTTATAATTTTGTATTTTATGCCTAATTTATCCATTTTTTCGCAATATTCTTCAAATTCGGGTTTATCCATTCTAGAAAGTGAACCGCCTTTTGTCTCAATTAAATAAAATTCACGTTGTTTTTGCCAAGTTGCAATGAATGAATAAACTTCTGGCTCGTAATTAATAAACTCATACTTTAATTTAGGTTCTTTAGTTGGAATTTCATTTTGAGCTACTTTTCTAAGTGAATGTTTGCTAAAACCGTAATCATTACCATCTAAATAATAATAGTAGTCTGAACCGTATTTCTTGATATCAATTACTTTGTGAGGTTTTTTTGAACGTCCCCATTTTTCGCTAATTTCAACATAATCACCAATATTTATATCTAAATGAGTTTTTGGATTTTTAGATTTATCAATAACTTTTTTTAGTGCTCTTGTAAATTCAATTGCATGATAAATAATATTTACATCAACATCTAAAAATCTATTGTTTGTGTAAAGTGATTTTAGATTAAAAAGTCCATTAATTTTATCTTTATCAATAATTTCAAATAAATCATTTTCGTACCCTTTAACCTTAACAAAGTCTCCTATTTTATAAAAATTAATATTTTGTTCACGTTTAATTTTATCATATTTTTCAATGATTGAATCTAATTTTTTATTTTTATCAAAATCTGTTAATTCTGAATTTGGAGTATAACCACCTTTTGTAAAATCAATTTCTACATGAATCATATCATTATCAATCTTTGATAGTTCATTTTCATTAAAATCAAAGGGTAACCCTTCTAATTTGTAATAAAATTGATTATTATAAACTCCAAATGCTTCGATAATAGCATTTAACCCGTTTACTTTTACTTTTTCTCTAACAGAGAATTTACTATACTTTATGTCCATCTTTTTTTCAATTAAATTATATTTGTATTCATTTAACGGTTTGAAATGAAAATCAGTTATTTTACTCATTTTTTATTTAATTTGTCGTATTCTTCTTTTTCTTTTTTGTTTATCTCAAAAATAGCGTAAATAGTTGAGTAATATTCTCCTAATGTCATGTTTTCCAATAAGTTAAACTCACTCAAACTCATTTTTACACTATTCATATTCATAGTGTTTATTTTATTAAAGAATCCTTGTACCCAATCTCGTGAGCTGAACGGTATAACGGCATTTTTCGTACCTTTTTCAAATAATTCAGGATATCTAAACTCGAGTTCTTGCCATATTGTCTGGTGTACATCCACGCAAATTGCAAAAAAAAAGCGCATAATTCACTGTCTTTGCTCCATAAATCAATCTTTCTTTTCATTTCTTGACTTGAAATGTCATTTAGATTTTCATTTTCTCCAACAATATAACAAGCTGCTAAATTCATTAAAGTTTGTTCTTCTGCATTCTCTAATAAATTAACTTGCAATTGATATAAAATGTGATTATTCAAAATCCAATCCTTTTTTGCGGATGCTTCTGTAAATTTATCAATAAATAATTGCAAACGTTCCTTAGTGATGTTAAATTCTGCCATCCTTGTCATAGCTTCGGCTTGTATTGCACGTTTGTAAGGGATTTGTAAAGGGTCGTAAAATGTAAACCACTTTTCACCACTTTTAGACTCGTAAATTAGTTTTAGTTTTGGGTCGCTAAAAACTTCTTTTTTCTTAGTCTTAAAAAAGGAAATTATTTTTTTAATTATATTCATTTTATTTATTTAAGTTTTCTAATTGATTATGCAAATATCTTTTAACTATTTCTGTTTTAGATTCGCAAGGACTTGGAACTGAATGCCAAAAGAAAAAAGAATTTATGCAAATTACTAAACAAAATAATACAATATAAATCCAATATTCAAATCCAACTCCATTCCATACATTTTCTTCTTTTGCTAATTTCCTTAAATACTCATTTAATTTAGCTTTATAATCAAAATAACCAACTAAAATAATGCAAATAATTGCAATTATACTTGATGTTAAAGATACTATTTCTATATTATTCATTTTCGTAATTTTCAAAAGGTTGTGGTAATGGAGTGTTAAAATTCTCAATTGTAAAGGATTCAATTTTTTTTATGAAAACTGCAAAGTCATCTTTACTTAATTTTGCTGTACTTTGTCCAAGTGTTATTTCATGTCCATTTTCTGAAACTATCACTTTTTTATTAAATTGTTGTTTAATAACTTCGTGAGTATCATCTAAATTAAGGGTATAACCAGCCGATTCTAAGCATGATTTAACCAAAGGTATAACAACACCCCAATAGTAACGATTTTGTCTGTCAGAACGCTTTAATGGCAAGTTTTGAATATCAATTAACACCTTGCCTGTTAAATTTGTTTTAATAGTAATTAAACCGTCCTTTACTTCTGTTTTTATTGATTCTTTTTTCATTTCAAGAAACTAATTATTAAACCTAAATTTACACCAGCAAAAAAGATTTGTACTCTTTTAGTTTTTTCTGATTCTGTATACATATATGCAAATATATTAAATGCTAAATTAAATATAAATAATCCTACCATAATACTTTATTTTCTGCAAAGTTAATTACTTTTGTAATACAAAATACAAAAATTTAAAAATATTTTTTACATCTTAAAATTACGATCGTATGTATAAAGTTGATACCTAAAACAGTCTAATAAATGCCCCCTTGCTGCATCCTCTTTATCAATAGTTCCATCATCTTTAATTCCTACCATTTCTAAATCCTCAATTAACCAAACGCAACTTTTATCAATTTTCAAATTACCATGTTTTAATAATAGTGAATTTGTTAATTGAAAACTATTCTCATGTTTTGGATTTGATGTTGGGACGTTAATATTATCACTACCCAACTCTAATTCTTTTGCAATTATTTTATAATATGTATAATTGTCACGTACCATTGCATTTTTATTATTACCTGAAGCATCACCCGTTACAAATACATTTGCAAATTTATTGCTATATTTATTTACTTGATTTAGCATGTCGTAAATATTTGAATTTGGTAATCTCCATTCTTTTAATACATGAATTTGATTAGGTGTCCGTTGAGTAGCAATACAAGTCATAGGATTAACGTTAAAGTCAAAACTCAAATAAATTGGCATATTATAATTTGCAATTAACCACTCACAATGTTTATCAAACTCAAAAGCATATGCAAATAATTTATTATTTAAGCTTATGAGCTCCCCCATTACCTCACGTCTGAAAGTAATTTCATCATATTGTTCTTTTAAGGCCTCAATATAACCAGCGGGCAAATTTTTAATATTATCGTAAGAATTACCAAAAACAAACTCAATATTTTGAGATTCGTTACTTACTATTTTTCTTATGTAATTAGGGTTTTTTGGGGGTGTTGTTGCATAATGAATAGTTTGTTGTAATCCTAAATTCTTAAATGTTTTACCACGTAAACGGCTTACTAAAACCTCTCTAGCACCTTCTTTTACGTCCCTATACTCATCAACTAAAATGTAATCTACTTCAATTCCACGATGCGAATCAAAGTTATCCAAACCGTCTAAAATAGCATACGAACCCCAATTTGTAGTTAAAATTGAGTTGTTATTTAATTCTGAAAATGGTTGAACGTTCCAAAATTCAGGGGGTTTTTTATTAATTACATAGTGATCTTTTGGCTTAAATCCTATCAAATTCCATGCATTTTGAAACTGTTTTAGAGTTGAGTTTTTAAGTGTTTTGGTTGTAGGTGCACAAATTAACCCTACTGAACCCTTAATGGCTAATTTCTCATAAGCTTTTAATGCTAAACTCATAGATTTACCAGAACCTACACCAGAAATATAAAAAACTTCTTTTGCCTTTGATGTTAAAAACTTTGCTTGTGCCTTGTGTACGTTAAAATTCATTCATGTTTTTTGCAAAGTTACACAAAAATAAATAAAAAAAGCTGCTATCTCTAGCAGCTCTTAAAAACATGAATAAAAGTTATACTACCTTTACGTTAAAGTAGAAAGTATAAGTTTCTCCACATCCTGAAGCTTGAACTTTGTATTTCCAAGTTCCTAATGCTGTAATTCCAGTTGTATAGATATTCAATACACTTGATAGCAAAGGATCTTCAATACCTCCAAAGTTCACACTTGGTGCAATTGTACCCGTTCCTGCTATCAATTCTTGTTCTAAAACTGTAAATTCAATTTCATCAGTACATGTTCCACCTCTAGTAATTGTAATTGCAGTTGCATCTGTTAAGCTTGAATCTGCATCAACTTCAACAGTTGGAATAACCTCCCCATCTGCAAACAAAGTACCGCCCGTGATTCTAAACGCATTCGCACCTACTCCACTCTCTAAAGTGATAATCAAAGGAATAGTAATTGAACCTGCGCAATCTGTATCAATTGTAATACTTGTTTCAATTACAGAACCTACACCAGCCGACAAAGGAGGTGTTACAGAAACTGTAATAAAACCGTAAATACTAGAATCTACTGTTGTGTAACCGTTTACAGTTGTATTTGCAATTGTAGTAGTTGTAATAACAGCATTTTGATAGTTATATAATGGAATTACAAAGTCTTGAGCAACACCACTTTGAGCAAATGAAATAGGAATGCCACTAGAATAATCAGATGCAATTTGACCACATGTTCCTTCTGTTGCCCCGCAATTAGTCAATAAATCATTTAAGAAGTTTTGAATGCTAATAGGTTTAATTTCAGGGGTTGTTGAGCTTGCATTCCATTTAATAGAACCTTCCCAATATTGGTTACCTTGATTTGAGTCTTCCGAAACGGGCATAACTTGGAATACAGCGTTTGGAATCCAACCGTAAAACAAACCATTTGTATCTAACCAACCAAATTGATATGAGTTTGCATTAATTTTCAAATCATTCCAAAAGTCATAATCTGAGTAATCCTCATCTAACAAATAACTTTGAAAAGTAATTGAATTCTCATAGTTAGTAATTTGTTCAGGCTTTGCAGAACTGAACTTTTTACCCGTTGTTGATGCTGCTGGTCTTTGTGCTATTAATTCAGGCGAAACTGTTAATTTACCCAAAGTAATCAAAGTGCAAATTTCTTCACTTGTCATTGTTGATAAGTCACCAACTAAACAAGTAGCTATAACAAGTCTAGAAATACCGCCTTGTCGTGGTTGTTTTACGCATGCTCCACTATTTCCTTTTGGAGGTTTAATTTCACACTCCGGAGTGCAATTTTGTGCCATTTTTATAAAAATTAAAGATTAAATAAATAAAAAAAAGCACACAATACTATTGTGTGCCAGTGTTGGGACTCCTCCCATTTAATAAGTTGCAAATATACTAAAAAATAATTTAGATAAACAAAAAAAATATTTTACAATTTCCCTTCTATTGTAATTTCACTTAATCCAACTGTTATTGATTCAATTTTACCTAAACCTTGAGGTGTTTGTACTTTCGTTTCTAAAGTTATTTCATTTATATATTTACATGTTTTTCTTAGCTTTAATTCAAAACTTATACCCTTAAATGCGTTTAATCGACTATCTTCAATGTACCAAAATCGAGTATATAAATTACCTTCGTTATGTCCATGATCTGCATTATTATCAATTGCACTTAACCACATATCACCGTTATAACCTTTGAATCCGTTTGAATCTGCACGTTTCAAAACTTTAGCATTTGTGTAAGGTTCTTGAGGGTCTAAAGGTAAAAACTTATATTGTGAAAATTGATGTTGTGGCATCAATACAATTTTACTTTGCATATCTGTTAAGTTAGGATTTCCATTTTGTGGACTTCCAAAAAGCGAAACAATGCCCCCTAATACGGCCTGAAAAGGTGTTAAAACGTCGGGTTCAATGTCATCTTGTCTAAACCTAACAGGTCCAATTGGTAAAACTTCGTTTCTTATACCTTCAAAATTTGGATAATTAACAACGGGTTCATTCCATGAAATAGTATCAGAATATAAAGGAAATAAAGCTTCATTACCTACCCAATCTTGACCGTCTCTAGTATATTCAATAACAAAACAAGCGGGTGTTTTTTCTCCTGAATAATTGTAACAAAGTGAAATAATGTCACCTTTTGGAAATTCTAAAACATCAATAATATTATAAAACTGTTCGTAATAGTCTCTACGTTCAATTCTAAGGACTGAATTATTATCTATTTGCCAAAGTCCGTTAAATACATTACAAATCAAATCTGACAATGTAGCACCCGTTAAAATAGGTTTGTTTTTTTCATCAAAACTAAAATATTCATAACGCCCTTTTTTGACTGGTACGTAATATAAAGCAGTTGTTAAATAAGGTTGAAATGGACCTACTAAATTAGGAAATTGATAAGAAAAGTCTTTTTGTAATATTGTTTCACTTTGCCAAGTTAAGCCACATTTTTGACAAACATGATCTAAATAAGAGGTTAAATAAGGGGACGGGTTACCACGTCCACACCCTACTAATTCACTTGCAACATTATTTGTAAATTGATTAATGTCATCAAAAAAGTTAATATCACCGTCTCCAAATAAATCTAATTCATTGCCCCCTACAATTCCTATTATTACATTTATAGCAGAAATAATCACATTCAAAACTGTTACAATTGCACCAACAACAACCAACAAAGGAAATACTCCTAAGAATATTACAACAGCTAAGAAATAAAAGAATATTTGTAAGCCTGACGGTCTAAATTCAATACAATGACGTATAAAAGGGTGTTGAATAGCTGCAAAATTAGGATCAGTCGTAGGGTCGTCGGGACTCTTTGCCCAAACAAATTGATTTTCTAAACATTTATATAAATCATTTTGTATGCTATCCTCTTTAAGATCGCAAGTTATTGCACAATCAAACTCACACCAATCTATATTTTCACGCTCAATTTTACCCGTAAAAACTAGTTTATCAGAACCGTTAACAGTACCGCAACAAGTATCAAATATTTCTGCAATTAGTTTTGTGCCTGCAACATAAGTATTTTGATCTATCAATTTTGTTTTGATGTAGTTATAAGTTGCACCTGTAAATCTCATTTGTTTAGAATAAGATATTTTCTTTTGTCTCCTTTTAGTTCCTGCACTATCTTCAATTCTGTATGTTATTTCAGAATTATTAAGATATTCATGTTCGCTTGCGGGTACTCTATTGCCATCTATGACTATATATAACATACTTTTTTTTTGCAAATATAGATATTTTATTTTATTTTTTTGGAAATTAAAATTATAGTTGTTTAATTTGCAACTCAAAAAAAAGATATGATTTTAAGTTTTAAGGAATGTTTTGTTAAAAAAATAATAGACAAAACTAAAATACACACTATTCGAAATGATGTTAAGGATAGGTGGAAAAAAGAAATGAAAATACATTTTTGGAAGGGTAACCCTCGAAATGTAACTCAAAACCCGTTTTATTTTGGAAATGGAATTGTAGAAAGTGTTCACACTATTTTTATAAATCCTTTTTTGGGTAGGGTGGAAATTTGGAATAAAAACGAAATGATTAGATTGATTGAGAAAGAAAATGATTTGAATCAATTTGCAATTAATGATGGTTTTGAAAATTGGAATGAGTTAATAGAATTCTTCCCAAATACGTTTGAGGGTAAATTAATAACATGGTATAATTTAGAATTGATATGAGTAATAATAGTGGTGGAATGGACGGTTTTAGTTTTGGATTTGGAATAGTCATAACAATTGTAATAATGTTATTTTCTATTCTTTGGAGTTATACATTATTTAGAGATCGTGGAGTTTATCAAAAAACAAAAGAACCTACTGAAATTAAGATAATAGGAAATGATACAACTTACATTTATAGAAATAAGTAAAATGAATGAGATAAAAGAAAAAAGGGCTTATTTTGTATTGACTTGTATAATTGGATATATTTTTATTTCAATTGGTATATTTCATTTTATTTTTGGTAGTTATGAAAATAGTAATGTAGAACAAAGAATTGGGTTTTTCTTTGCTGACTTGTTTTTTATGGTTATATTTTGCGCTATTTCAATTTATGTTTCAGAACAATTATACGATAAATAAAAATGAGAGACTTAGAATTAGATATTACATTTGATCATTCGATTGAATTAATCAATAAAGTAACTTTAGATTTTGTCAAAGAACAAGTTGATGTAAATCGAAAAGAATTAACAGAAATAGAATATTTGAATTTTATAATTATTCATACTGAAAACTTAATTTATGAGAATTCAAAACATGGAAATATAAATATTGTTAGGTTTTATACACATCATTTAAGGCATTATAAAGATTACCTTAGTATTATATCAGATACAGAAGATAAGGAGTTTGTAACGGTTGAAAAGTACCTTAAATTGCATCCTACTATCAAAAAGAATAACATATACTTTTGGATAAGAATAAAAAAGCTAAAAGCTTATAAATTTAATAAAAAACATACATTAATTAGATTAAGTGAAATTCAAAAATTAAAAAAATAATGGCAATATTAACGGGTGCTGCAATTAAAACAGCAATAGAAAAAGGAGAAATAAAAATTGATAATCTAAAAAATGATTCAATTGGAACTGAAAGTATTGATTTGCATTTAGGGTCTGAAATTAAAAGAATGAAAACTAATAAATCTATTCGAATGGAGGATGAAGAGGGAGTCTGGTATCTAGATGTTTTCGACCCTAAAGAGGATTATGATTTTGATCTTATTGAATTTGATTCAAAAGATAGGGTTCTTTTAATGCCAAACGAACTCTATTTAGGGCACACAATTGAAATTGTTGGAAGTGAATTTTACCACCCTCAATTACATGATAAATCAAGTTGCATGCGTGCTGGAATCTCAACTCATGGAAATAGTGGTTTTGGAGATTGCGGATTCCTAGGTCAATACACGTTAGAAATTCAAGTAGTTAAACCTACTATACTTTACCTTGGAATGCCAATATGCCAAATTGCATTTGAAACATTATTTGGAGAAAAAAGCTATTACTACGATCGAGAAAACTCAAAGTATATGAACCAATTAGGAGCTACTGAGTCGAAAATCATTAAAAACTTTATTTAATTTATGGCATATTTAGCAGTTGACAAAAACGGTTCTGAGTATATCTATTCAGAATTACCTAAAAAGAATGAAACAAATTATCATAGTCAATATGATTATGTTGAATTGCCAAAAGGAACTATTAAAAAGATCATAGGAAAAGAAATGACTTTTGACAATGAACCTTATCACTTAGAAAAGTATTAAAATAAAACGGTGTATCAATTAAGTTACACCGTTTTTGTTATAATCCGATTTTTAATTCTCCTTTTAGAGTAAGTGGAAAATTAGTTATAATAAAATTTCTTATTGTACCATTTATACAGTTAAATTCATATTGAATATTCGTTGAATTCATTTTGAAATTATCAATATTATACTCTAAATCATGCTCTTCTAATTTATCTTTAATATAACTTCTAAATTATTTCTACCAATGCCAAAATTACAAACCTTTGCAACTTGTTTCATTTCTAAATAATCTTTTGAATCTGCAACTTGATCATAAAATTCTGCTTTGGGTTGCATTTCTGTAATTTGAAGTTGCATTTTTTCTTTTTGTTCTTCTGATTCAACAAGCATCAATAAGGCTTCTTTGAATGTTTTAGGAACTATAATTTCAGTTGAATAAGAACCCGTTTTGCGAATTGATGGCAAAACTTCTGATGTTACCCATCTCTTAAAAACTTTAGATTCTTGTTTACGACTTTGAAAAATTATTTGATATAACCCACTTTCATTCACAAAGTTAGCAGTTTGTTTTCTACCTAAAGAATCTATGACCTGAATCAAACTTAGGTCATCTATATCTACATTTTCAACTACTTTTGTAGGATTTGTCAATCCTAAAACCTCACAAACATCTTTAACGCAAAAATATACGTTATTATTAGAATCAATATTTGTTCTAATTTCTTTTTTTTCGAATTTGAATATTTCCAATTCCATTTTAATAAAAAAGCCCGTCAAATGGTGGAAGACATTATCAGGGCGTTAAGGTAAAAACCTATTTTATTAAATACAAACTTCCACACTTGTATTTAATTGTGATGCAAATATACAACTAATATTTTAATTCACAAACTTTTTTACAAAAAAATAACCCTAACTAGTAGGGTTATTCAAAAATCGGTTTTTTATTGTGTCTAGTAATTCTTTAATCACTATATCGTAAATGCTAGTAGCTAAACCAAACGAACTCAACCACTTAACCCATGTTATTTCATGATAATAATAATATGCAAAACCTACTACAATTGATACTAAAAATGTAACTAGTGGTTTTCTTGTCTCAACTTTCACAAAGTGAAAAAAACAAGCATTACTAAATATTATCAATATAACTAATTCTAATTCGAAATATGTTAAAATCTGTTCAATCATTTTTCTTTATCTTTATAATTGTATATAAAATTTTTAATTTCATCCATCGACTTATTCAAGTGCTTTATTTCAGAACTCAATTCAGTGAAAACAGTGATTGAAACTTTATCAGTTTTAAGCTGTTCAATCTGTATTTTCATAGCTCGCAATTCTGATTCGATTTCCTTATGATTTGCATCAATCAAATTATCTACTTTAATAGTCTTATTTGAATAAGCTAATATTTTTGTAATTATCCAAATTAAGAATCCTGAAATGGTCGCTAAAATTGAAAATATTACAATAACGTACCCTAAATTTATATGTAATGTTGGCTCCATATTTTTATTTATTAAAAAAGGCTGTTTTTTAATCAGCCTTTTTATTGTTATCAAATGAAAATAAAGTATCCTATTATGCGTTTGTAGCTAAGCCAAATACAGTTTTGTTTACATTAGCCATTGCACCAGCCGCAAACATGTCATCTGGTAAACTAAATAAATCAAAAGCAGTACCTAAAGAAAAATGATATTTACGATCACATGATTCGTATCTCATTTCAAAGTCAAATGTAATACCAGTTACAGGATCAACCATGATTCTACGTTCGTAGTCTGGTTTGCTTTGCATAAATTCGCCTTGATTTTCAAGGTATTGAATAAACTGCATAGAGCCTGGACTGTACATCATGAATCTATTTGCAGCACCTAAGCCTAAAGTATCACTAGAAGCATCAATATCATAAAAGAAAAACGCATCTTTAGCAGCTGCTTGACTTAAATCGATACCGTTGTTATTGCAACAACCAATACCCACTAAATTCATATAAGTGTTAAGAATGCCATCACCTACTAAAATAGGTTTTGAAACTCCACCAATTTTCATATATTCAGTTTGCAAGTCTGAAAATCCAATGTAATTTGCAGCAACACCACCACTTAACAATTGGAAAGATTTGATTGCAGGTGCACCTTGACCATAATAAGCACCATAGACACCAGCTGCCCATTTTGTCAAAAGTAATTGATTAATTCTTTGAATTACAGGTGCAATCATGATGTTTAACATCCAATTTTTCATAGCAGCCATGTCCCAAGTACAAAACTCTCTAAATGTAGCTTCTGACATTGAAAATTCTTTGAATGCCTCTAAAGTTACATCTACAGTTTTTCCAATAGGTTCTGTTGCTGTTGATGTTGGTGTACACAAATTAGGTCTAACAGTACCAATAGGACCTGAAACAACGCTTGAAGCGTCTGGTTGTTGCAAATATTGTACACGTACTGTTTTTTTAATGCCATCTGTACTTTGTGCAATTTGAGCAAAACCTTCACGGTTAATTGGAGAAACTAATGATTCTATAAAGCCTGTTTTAGCTCTGTTTACGGGAGAATTTGCGCCCGCAATTGGTAATAATGATTCTTGTAGGACGGTACAAACATCCGCTGGATCTAATGCCATTTTTTATAAAGATTAAATTAATAAATAAAATAAGAAAAGCACGCAAATTAATTGCGTGCCAGTATAAAGACTCCTCTTTGTTGCAACGTACGGGATTCGAACCCATGAACTCTAGCTTATGAGGCTAGTGAGATACCACTTCTCCAACGTGCGCTGCAAAGTTATAACTAATTTTTGAAATAAAAAAAATAAATTTTCAATTTTTTAAAAAAATATTTTTCTAGCTATCTAAATTTATAATTTTGAAACTCCAATATTCTTTACCTTTGCTTACTATTTCCTTTTCAACACTGTATTTTTTAACAATATTATCATTAAAATTGAATTGAGTTGCAAGTATATCTAAACATGATTTTGTAGGCCCGTCTACGTCCTGCATATCATTTGCAAAACCATATTTTATTTGAACCTCAATATATTTTGATACTTTTAATAAGCATTCAGGTATAAACTTTTTAGAATCTACTTTGAATTGTTTACCTTTTTTGGTTAAAATACGATCTGCATAAGGTTGCATTTTACCACTCTTTTTATCAAATTTATATTTAATTATTTCGCAATAGGTTTCATTTATTCCAATTGGTTTAACGGGTATAATTTTGAACAAGTTTGAAGTTTCAACCTCTCTAAGTGATTCTTTTGCCTTATTTTTAGCTTCTTTAATAGCTTTTTTTAGTGATGCTGTATATTCTTTTTTCATATTGATAAACCAAATATAAAACCTGCAATTATGCAAATAGTTGAAATTATAACAGTTCTTTTAACTGACTTAATTTTTTGAGTGGTTAATTCTAGTTTGTGTTTTTTTCTCAAATTTGAATTAATAGTATTAAGTTTTGTAATTTCTTGAACTCTTAAATAGTCAATACTATCCATTTGTTGAATTACTTTGTTATTAATCATATTAATATACTCACACTTTTTTTTAAGTGAATCTAAAATATTTATTTGATTAGCATAAACTTTATTTTTCTCAAAACTAAAATTAGCATTATCTATTTGAGATCGCGTAACCTCAAATTTACTCTCTTGTTTTGGTGTTGTTTGTGAATAAGCTAAAAGCCGCGCTATCACTAAGAGAAATAATAGCAGGAAGCTTCTCAACGAAAATAACTTCGGTTGGTCGGTATTTCTTTTTTTCATTTTCATATTCATGTTCTAAAAGTGCTTTATTTTGTTTAATTTGTGATAATTCAACAGAATCGGTATAAATACGAGTTTTAAGGCTGTTAATTTGTTCCTCTAGTATTATGTTAGATTCTTTAATTTGCTCAATCTTTGAGGCTTTATTTAGGTTAATTAAATTTACTACAAATGTAAGTATCAATAAAATAATTAGAATGATTATTAGCTTATTTTTATTATTCATGTTTTTTTTGCAAAGTTAGTAATTAGTTGCATATTTGCAATAAATATTATTAAAATGGAAATAATTAGTTTATTTGGCAAAAGATTCTTAAAAGTCAAATGCAATTTAGCATTAAAAGACATGTTAAATTCTGAGTATTTAGAAGACTTAGGAATAAAAACAAGTATGCAAGTATTTGAATCTTACAACGTTATTGAATTGAGTAAGATTGTAGGATTTGAAAAAACGGCTCCAATTGAATCAATTGCAATAATTGAAAGTGAATCAGATTTAACAGAAACTGAAATATTTTGCGAGGGTGGTGTTAGTTTTATGGTTAATGAAACATTGGAAAATTTAATTGAGTTTTTAAGTAATAATTCATAAAATTAAAGGCACGCTATTAACGTGCCTTTTCATTATAAAACCATGCTATAATGGTTTTATAATTTTACATATTTTCTAAAATTGTTTTTACCTTATGAAAGTAAACGCATTTTTTAAGCTTTAATAAATTATTGATAGTAATTAAACTATGTTTTTTTGCTAAAACTGAAACTAAACACTCTAAATTCATATCGTATTCTTCAGAGTCTCTAGTTTGCATTATTTCGCTATAATGTTCTGTAAACAACTCATTTGCAAACTTTTGCGCCTCTTTGTCGAGTTGTGCAAGTTGTTCTGTTGTAATCGGAGTATCTAAAGTAATATTCATTTTTTCTTCTTTTTAGCTTTTTTCTTCTTAGTTTTTAACATGTCATCAAAATCTTTATTCATGTCTTTTTTCTCCTTTTTTTCTTCTTTTTTATATTTTGCCTTCATATATCGTAATAAAATGATTGTTAATTTCAGTTGGTTTTTTTTCTCTTATATCAAATACAGTTGCAACTGCTTCGTAACAATAGTATTTGTCCCCATCCTTTGCGGCTTTTCCCAACCATTTATTAAATAAATTAAGCCACAATTGATAAAACAACAACCCTTTATAATCGTACTTTTTACCCTCAATCTCTCTAATTCGCATCATACAAGCTTGCTTTGTGTGACTTTCTTCAATTGAAAAATGACTATAATAGTGATAAGCATTTGAATTTACAAAAGGTTCTGAAATTACCCCCTTATCAATAGCCTCTTGCAAATACCAAACATCACGATAATATAAAACTCCAACATGATTGTATTTTACACGTGCTATTAGTCTAATTAAGCCCCCTAACCAGCTAAGAGGGTGCAAAGTTACACCCTTCTTAAATGATAGCTTATAAACCTTGTTTTTGTCTAAATGATCTAATATGTCCATTCTTCATTTATTTTAACACCCGTATTTGAACACTCTAATAACCAATGATATAAATCATTTGCAGACCATCCTGAAATTGGAGCCTCGCAAAATAAAGGATGTAATTTGAAAATAGTTTCATTATTACCGTTTCTTACTTCTATATAGTCGGTTACTCCTAAAGCTTCCAAACCTTCAACTATTCCATTACTCAAAAAGAATCTAAATTTGATATAATGAAAAAATTCAGCTTTACTAGTTACAGCTGGATTTGTACCAAATAAATCATTAGTAAAAACCTCAACACCATTTTTATATCTTTGAAAAGTTAATAACATATTTTAATATACTTTTAAGTTCATTACTCCTGAAACTGATTGATTACTTGATGTTGGTTGATACGCTAAAACAATTTCATCTAGTGAATTATCAATATTTATTCCTAAACTATTCATATAATCATTTGAAAAATTAATATTCCCACTTTGTGAATTGATAGGAAATGATTTTAGAACCCTTGTATTAGCTCCAATTGTTACCGTTGTAGGTGTAGGTGTTGATGTTGCTGTGCCCTCTTGGAGTTTACTTTTATTAGCATAATTAATTACACCAGCTGCTAAAACTGGATTAAGCAACAATAATATTATTCCTGAATCTGTACTCGCTGTAATGCCTACACTAAAATCAATAATCTGTATTTTTGCATCTCTAAAAGCCGTTTGTTTTTTAATTGATTTTAATGCGTAAATAGTCCCTATTGTATTGCAAGTAATTGCAGATGTATTATAAATTGCAATTGCTTTTCCGCTGTCCCCTAAAACGTCATCAGTACTAACTTCTGAACAAACGTAAGTAAGTGAACCTGTGCCAGTTGTACTTCTTATTTCGTACCTTACAAACTGATTAGGACTTTTTACGATTGTAGAACCTCCAAAAATATCTGTAAGTTCAGCCCCATCCCATTGTGCAGAATGTAACAATTGCCATTCATTTTTTATCTTAGCCTCTAAAGTAAACAAGGCCCCACCCAACCATAAAAATTTAATCCTAAAAACTTGAAACTTAGATAAGTCTAAATTATTAAAATCGCTAGGGTTAAAATCACCGTTGAAGCTTGTACTATCTACCCTAACAGTTTCAGTGCCGTTATTAATTGCAACTAAAGAAAATGTATTTGTATCTCCATTAGTTTCAATAATATAACCGTCCTTATTTGCAGTAAATGGAGCAACTCCTGAACTTGAAAACAATCCAATTTGCTTAATTACTCCAGCCTGAATGTGAAAATTTCTAAGGGTTAATTCTTCAGTTTGAATTTTACCCTCAAAATATGGAATGATTTGTTTGCTTTGTTTGATATAATATTGACCAACTCCAACAGTCATCGTATCCTCATTGTTTAAGAATGCAATTGAACCCGTTCCGATGTGGTTAAAAATATCTGTGTCCCTTTCTCCTAATTGCTTTCCTGCAAAAAGTGGTAATTTTGCTATTTCTGACATGATTATATTATTGAAGTTACATTAATAGTTCCTGTTGCTGTCGCTTGTACAATTGAATAACTAAAATCTACATTAGCTGCAAATTCGATTGTTTCAAATGACTTTGATGCAATTGTAAATGAATAATCTGTTGTTGTATTTGCAGTTACACCATAAGCTACGTAAATAGTTCTATTAGTATTATTTGCAATTGCTATTTTTCTTCTATTTGGGTCTGCTATAATTAATGTTTCACTACCATTACTCAAGGCTGATGTAGGGGTAATATTCGAAATAGTTGGAGTTGATGGAATTGATAATAGATTTAAAATACTTTGTAAAGTTGCTTCGCTTGCACGTGTGCTTAATTGAGTATCTATATCTGAGTTTATTAAATTTAGATAATTTTCAATCAATGGTAAATTAGCTGTTAGTATTGAATTTATTAAGTTTATATTCAAATCTATATTAGCTATAACTGGCATGTTAGATGCTATATTTGCAGTATCTCCACTAATAGAAGTTAATAAAGCATTTGTTACACTTTGAATTTCAGTCAATAATTGCCCTAATGTTACTTCTGTTGCTAAAGGTACTAAAGCAGTTAAAATGCTTTGTAGGGTTAATTCTTGCCCTGAAAGTAATAAGGCTGCTAAAACGCTTTGTAAAGTTGTTTCTGTACTAAAATCCTTTGCGTTTAGTGTTGTTAGTT